ACAATAAAAAAAAATGATTTTATCTACTCATGGAATTTTATCAAGCGCACAGGTCGAATCCTGTGCGCCTATTGTTGGAACTAATTATACTGTTTTGAGTGGTTCAGGTTCAGTTAATTCTTATACGCCTTATAGTGGTTATTACAGATATTCATTAGGTATATGGATAATGAGTGCTTTTGAGCTTGGTAACGCAAAGCAATTTACAGGCTTACAGCTTTCTAAAGCATACACAGAACCGAGTGGAATAACACAGCTTAATCAAACTATAAAGATTTATCATACGTCTCAAATAACTTTGCCAGGTACTATAAACACTTTGGGTAGTGGAAATAATTTAAGCTTAGTAGGTGCAAATGGTTCACTTATTGTAAATGACGAAACAACAGTATTAGACGGCAGTTGGTATCAAACAGCCTCTTCAGGTTGGAAAAACTTAGACTTTACAGATAATTTTTGTTATAATGGTACAGATAGTGTTGTTGTAATGTGGATTAATAATCAAGGATCATACGACTTAAGTAATTATCCTTTTTGGGACACAGATTCCACTTTAGCAAGTAACCAAAAAGGGGGTTTTGACTATTCAGATGGTTCTTTACCAACTTCATTGAGCAGACAAAATTTAAGACCACATTTGAAATTTAATTATTAATATTATGGAAGACTTCACAGGATTAGAAAACGAATTAAATACAAAAGGAACAAAGATTGTTTATGATGTAAAACACAATCAGCAAACTTTAACATTTTTGTATGAAGATATTTTGGAAACTAAACAGCAAATGGACAGTATTGTTAATTCTTATTTAACTAATTTTACATTAGCATCAATTTTAGAAAACAAAGTTTATAAAGGTGACGCTACTATTAATCAGCTAATACCGTAAAAATCCAATTAAATAAAGTACCATGAGAACAGGAGATATAATAGCATGTAGAGAGCTTGGATTTATAACTTTCAAAATTATTATGATCTTACTCCAGAGGATGTAATAAATAAATGCATAAAAAAGAGTTTTTTAAAAGTAAATTTGAATTTAATACGTACTTTTAAGGATTGAAAATTTTTATTAAAACACACTCTCATGTTAACAGATTTATTTGGAGAAACAATTACATATATAAGCAATCAATGGGTTTTAGGAATTGTAATTATTAGTGCTATTTTTATATATTATACACGAAAATCAATTGGAAGGTTTATAGAAAAAGTAAACATACCAGCTATAATACATTCTTTTAAAGGAAAAGAAAAATTTAAGTATAAAATATCAGATTTAGAACAACATGATTTGTTTTTAGAATTAGAAAACTCTAAAGGATCCAGATTTGATTTTTACACACATGGAAAGTTAGACACATCTAAATCAGAATTTTTTATAGATTTTTTAAATATACTGCTTGAAAATACAAAAGTATCTATGTTAAAAGTATGTTACAATGCTACTAATGAATTGTCAAGAGTATCATTAAAACATTTAATAGTTACATCATTACAAGAATGTAATTATTCTTTAAATAAAGATTTATTAGAAAGATTTATAAATGAAGGATTAACCAAGGATCAAGCTAAACAAGTTATAAATAAATTTCATGGTATAAGATCTTCTACTATTGATAGATACAATAAAAGAGTTGAAAGTATTTTTGCGTGTGACTTTTATGAAAATAATTTTCAATTATTATTAGCAGTATATGAAGTTATAGCATTTGAGTTAGATGATGTTATAGGACATAGCACTGAAACTTTTGATAGAATAAATGGGTTATTTATGGAATTAGCGTATAAAAATTAATTATATTTGTATAAATAGTTTAAAAGAGAGAGAAATGAAAGTAAATTTAGTAAAAGAATTTAAAACTTTGGATGGTAAATCGATACCAGCAGATCCTAAGAATCCAGAAAGTTCTAAAATGAACTTAAAAGACATTTGCATAACAGCATTGTTAACACCTGGAGAAAATGATGAAATGAGTGGTGAGGAAAAAGCAAGAAGATACAATTTGTCCCAGGATATTTATAACGCTAAAGAGGTTATAGATTTAAAGGTAGAAGATGTAACATTGTTAAAAAAACTTATCGGACATATTTACCTTCCGTTAATCGTAGGTCAAGCGTTCAAATTTTTAGAAGGAGAAGCGTAAGTCTTTTATAGAGAGAGGTACTTTTAAAAGATTAAAAGGAGGATAGCTACTTGTTAATCCTCCTTTTTTATTAAAGAAAAATATAAACACTATGGGTGCTGTAACAATGAATAAAATGGTGTTTGATTTGAAAAACCTGGTAACAGGTGGAGTTCAATCAGACGACACAAAACCATCAGATAGACAAGTAGCTTACTGGATAACACAAGTAAGGGCTCAACTTATCAGACAAGAGTTTTCCCAAAAAGGAAAAATACATGACTCTTGGATTCAGCATTTTGTAATGGAGTTTGAAGAAATAGACGCTTCTATTGATCCAGGATGTTATCCTTCATGTGATGATAAAGTTTATAGAAGTAAATGTAAAATGCCTGTGACTATACAGAGAGGGCATAAAAACGGTGTGATAGCTGTTATGTCTTTAACAAGTGGTACAAGTTACACACAAACATCTTTCCATAGACAACAATGGCACAAACACAGTAAGTACACTAAAAATGATAGACGTTGGTATATTAAGGGTGAATATATGTATTTAGTAGGAGAAAGTGCTTCTACGTTACAAATATCAGCTTTATTAGAAGATCCTGAAGATATAACAGAATGTCAAAAATGTGCTCCAGAAGAATGTTACACATGGGATAGTTCTTTTCCTATAACATTAGAGATGGCGGGTAGGATTACTGAAATGTTGGTAAAACGTATGGGAATATTACTTCAAGCTCCAGAAGATACAAATAACAATGCTATATCAGGACCAACACAAGACACTAAATAATGGCAAACGTATTTACAGACACAAAAACATTAAAAGACGCTTATTTGCTTTATAAAGAAGCATATGGAGATACAGCTTCTGACTTTAAAACATACTCTGCAGTAGTAAAGAGTTTTAATCAGAGAGTAATGGAGCTTATATTATTCGAAGCATTTGAATTTGAAATGCCTTATAGGTTAGGTTCAATTAGAATTAAAAAAAGTAAAACTTATTTTAAACCTAAGAACATGAAGCCTGACTGGAAAAAAACAAAAGAGTTAGGTCAAAAAGTATATCACATGAATGATCATACTAATTCATTTAACTTTAGATTTTATTGGAAAAAGAAAAACGCTACTTTTATAAACAAAAGTATGTATAGTTTTACAGCAGCCAGAAAAAACAAACGTCAATTAGCAGCTTTGTTAAAAGATGAGTTTAGAGAAGTAGATTATTACGAATAAATACATAGAGTATGATTTATCAACATAAAAGTGTGAAAGGTATAGTAGATGGACTATACAGAGATTTTGACTCTCCTCAAGATTTAGAGGTATGGGATATTATTGAATGGTGTGCTGAAGCATTAGAATTAATTGGTGCTGCAACACAATATGTAGATAGATTTGTAGAAATTGACATTACAAATCATAATCATCCTTTACCGTATGATTTTCACCATGTAATGCAGATTTCGTATAATGGTTTTCCATTACAGTTAATGGGTTCTACGATGGGCCCAGGACCTTCAGAATCAGGATTAAATACAAACTATTTAAACTCACAAGATATAGACGATGAAAATTTTCCACAACTTTCTGACAATGGTACTGGTAACATGTCTCATTATTACATACAAAATGGTTGTATCGCTACTTCGTTTGAATCAGGAACTATTGTTATGGCATATAAAGCTATACAAGTGGATGAGGATGGATACCCAATGGTTCCAGATAATGTGTATTTTGATAAGGCGTTAAAGTTCTATTGTCAATTTATGATGGATAGAAAAGAATGGCGTAAAGGAAATCTTAATGAAGCTGTGTATAGAGATTCAGAACGTAATTGGTTATTCTACGTAAGAGGAGCAGCAAGTGCTGCGATGATGCCTAACGTAGATAAAGTAGAAAACTTTAAAAATTCTTGGGTACGTTTAAAACCTATGATAAATCAACATGATACGTTTTTTTCAGGAAACAGTATAAGAGAAATAAAAAGACTTAAATAAAAAGACATGGGAAGAAAGATGCAGACAAATTCCTTTGAAGAAGGAATGAATAAATCTATTAGTAAGGATAGGCTTAAACCTACGTCATATCGAGATGCTCGGAACTTCAGACTAAGTGATGATGGAGAAGATTCTGGAGGAGCCTTAGCAAATGTAAAAGGTAACACTCTTGAGTTGACTATCCCTACATCCCCAAGTGTGTTTAAGGTTTCACCTATTGTAGGTGTAGCTGCACCAATAGCAGGTGTAACTGATAACTTTACAGTAGAAACTGCGGCAGGCGTTATAACAGAGGCTTTCCAATTAATATCTGGTGGGTTTGAAGACTATTTTAATCAGGTAATGGATGTTGCAAACGATCCTACATCTGCTTTGTCTATAATGGGAATCAAAGTAGTTCGAACATCAGCAAATTCTGTATCTGTTTATTCAGAGAATGCAGCTATACTATCCGTGAATTCTCTTGGACAATCTAACTACACAATAGGCACTCAATTTGCGACTCGTCAAACAGACTTACAAATCATAGGATATACTGAAATAAGAGATCAATTAATAATCTGTACTACAAATGATACCTCAAAAAAAGGCGGAAATGGGCAAGTATGGGTAGCAACTTACGACAAAGTATTTGATACATATAGTATTGAAATTAGATATACCCATGATGACATAGGATTCTCTACAGAACATCCGATCGAGATGGTAGCTCGTTATGAGAACGAAGAGATTCAAAGAACTTATTTCACAGATAACCATAACAATGTAAGAGCTTTAAATGTAGCTTCCATAAGTACAAGTTTAGGTGTCGATCCTGCATTTCTAAGTCTTACTCCTTCAATCGATTTCTCAAGACCAGTATTAAATTCAATTAATTCGGGCGGTACTTTGAAAGCAGGTATCTATCAATATGCATATAGATTGTCAAGTTCTACAGGAGCACAATCTAAAGTGTCTCCAGCAAGTAGACTTATCAATGTATTACTTAATAGTGAGTCAGGAACAGAATGGAGTCAATTGGGAGAATACTCTGGAACAAATCCTTCAACTGTTACCACTAAGAGTGTATCTGTATCTATTAAAGATATTGATAGTACTTACGATACTATAGAATTAATATCATTATACTATGGGGCAGCTGAGTCTACTCCAGAGATTAATGTCTTTGAGTCATTGGAAATACCTTCTTCTAACTCAATTGTCATTACACATACAGGAGAGGAAAGTTCTTTTAGTTTGTCTGATACAGAGTATAAGATATTTGGTGTTCCTTTTGAAAAAGCAAAAACACTCAGTTACAAAGACAATAGACTTATAGTAGGGAATATCTCTGCACCTAAAAATGATACTTTGAAGTTTCACGCAAGAGCATACCGTTTTGGTAACTCTTTGGTGGACAATAACATAAGTGGTAACCCAGCATATAATAATGGTAACTCTTACTCAGTAACAGGAGAGTTAAGTAGTATTAAAAGTTATGTACCTGGGTTGAATACTGCTGATGCAGATTGGGGGTACGAAGATCCAGAAGATGTCAGTGTATCCTCTGTAGTAAGAGACGCTATCAATCCTTATAATAAAGTAGATTGGAATAGTAATTTCCTACCTTTTAAATGGCAGACTGATGGTGTTACTCTTGGTGGGGAAGGACCATATGTTAAATATAAGTTCATAACTCAATCCGAAATAACTGGTGCAAATACTGAAGGATACTTTTATGATCCTGCAAATATGATGAACAGTGCTGCACCACTCTTAGAGTCAAGAAAACAGAGTACTGTATATGAGTTTGGAACGAATGATGAAAAGTATCCAGTCATCTCTACACCTCTGAATCATAAGAGTCCTTTCGTTAATGTAATCTTTAGAGGGTATTCTCCTGGAGAAGTATATAGATTTGGAATAGTACTATATGATTTAGCAGGGAATCCAGGATTTGTAAACTGGATCGGTGATATTAAATTTCCAGAAAGATGGGAAATGCGTAGAAATCTACGAGCTTATGGTAACTACCCTTGGGGAGAAACTATTGCTGGTGGTCCTTATGTAGGTGGTGCTGATATGTTGAAATCTGTTTCCGATTCTTTAGGGGACAGAGTAGAATTAAATCAACTTGGATTAGAGTTTGATATAGAAATTCCCGCTAACCTTTTAGACAGCATAAGTGGGTACGAAATAGTAAGAGTAAAACGGGAAGTATCGGATAGAACTAAACTTGCTCAGGGAATCGCTCATCAACTATGCCAAGTAGAAAGTGATGATAACTTATACTTGTTCCCAAGAAAGGGAGGAAATTTATTAAGGTGGAATGTCTCTGGACCAATGGTAGAAGGAAGAAAAGATGCTTATCCTGATTATGATGATCTTACTTTATATCCAGCAGACGCTAAGAAGAGTTTGGTTATTTATAGCCCAGAGTTACAATTCTTTAATACGGTTGGAAGTTCGTTAGGAGATCGTATACGTGTGGACGGTACATTTACAGAGATTATAGAAGAGGATTTAACTATCAACAATACTATGTTGAATTGTGGTGTTTCTGAACCAACGAAGATTGTAATACACCCAGGAACTGAAAATGGTTATGGAGACCCTACAGATGGAGATCAAGTAAGAAGTAATGGTAAGAAAACAATACCATTAGAGTTTACAAGAGAGATTCAACCAGGAGCAGTATTATCAGCTATACCAACACTATCTCCTACCGTACAGTTTACGAACAGTACGCCTCCAACCGCAGATATGTCAAATAGTGAAGAACAGGTAGATGGTGGTTTATGTCTATTTGTTACATTAGGAGGAGGAGTAGAATTATTTCTTCCTGGAAATACATCTACACAGAGTGGAGGATTAAATGGGCGACCTATGTTGGTAACCTATGAAAGAGAATTATTAGACCAATACGGTGGTAACACTCAAGCAGCGAGAGCTAATAACGTGTACCAGAGTACTGGAGGGTTCATTCAGAAAGAATCAGGTTCATCAGCGTTAAATACATTCAGTGTTTTTGGTGGAGATGTTTATCACGCACAATACGATTTTACTCGTGTGGATGGTAAAGAGCCGATTGATCCTGTCACATATACATCCAGAGATGGAGTTGTAGTTCCTTTAGTTAGTACGTTCAATACTACATTAAGAAACGGAAGACACTTCTTGAACAAAGCAAAACCTGACGGTAGTTACCCTCCTGCAAGTGATATAACTTATGCACATGATACCTACGAAGCAGAGTCTCTGTATAGTAGGGAAGACGACTTTATATCCTTTATAGGTAGACCTGTTGGAGTTCCTTTACTGGAAACATTTGATAATAGAATCTATGCCTCACGAGGAAAGATTAATGGTGAGGTAATCGATAACTGGAGACAGTTTGACGCTTTCTTATACAAAGATGTGGAAGGAAGTTTAGGACCTGTAAATAGACTTATCAATCATAATGATATGATATTCTTTTTCCAAGATCACGGATGTGGGTACTTATTAATAAATCCAAGGGGATCAATTACAGGCGGCCCTGCAGGAAGTCTACAAATTGGTTTTGGAGATGTACTGCATGATTTCGAATACATCTCTACTGATATAGGATGTTTCCATCAATGGGTTCCAATCTCTACGAATACGAATTTAATGTTTATAGACTCATACCATAAACAAATGTATTCGATTAAAGGAAAACAATTAGTACCAGTTTCAATGCAAGCAGGTATGAATCCATGGTTCTTTGATAAACTGGTTGGTAATCTTTTAACTAATGATAACCCATTGATTAATAAGGGTATACATTCTACTTGGTCAACACGTTTTAATGAAGTTTGGTTTACATTCTTAAACAGACAGCCTATTTCTTTATGTAAAGCATCTGCTCGTTACACATTCCAGGCTTTTCCAAGTGATAATATCATGACAAATGCATTAAAAGTTTCGAAGACTTGTTTAGGTATATTATCTATATCCATAGGTAACTATGTTGAAATTAATGTAGAAGGTGTTGACCAAAGTATTTTAATATCAGAAACAACTTCTGATACGGATTTTGTATACATACGTATGTCTGTTGGTTCATTTATCGGATCTGATGCAATATTCAATGGTGCGGTAGATGCTACTGGTATAATAGATCAAGACCTTTACGGGAAATACTTAGGTGAAACAGCTTTATTATTCGATGTACAAATCATGGAGATTGTAGAAGAGACTATTGTATATAACGAGGCGTATGAAGTATTCACAGGATTCTACGATCACGCTCCTACGATATACTTAAACGATGGTGTGAATATACTATCTCCAAACCCAATAAATTCGGAGGCTCTGTATAGACATAATAAAGGAAAGTACGGTGAGTTCTATGGTAACATTTTTAATTCTACATTACAACTTATCATTAATGATGGTAAAGGTATTACTAAAGTGTTTGATAACTTTGGATACTACACAGAGGTATTTTCTAATGATTCTAATCCTATTCAGATAGACCAAGAAACATTTAGTAGGATTCGTTGTAATACTACGTATCAAAATACAGACTGGGTAAGTATTGTTCCAAAAAATAATATACGAAGAGTAGACAGAGAGTGGCAATCAGCTATTGCAAGAAACGCAGTATTGAACTCATTTGGAGCTACTCCAGTAGATATAGATATTTTTAATCCTGTTAATTTAGATAAAAACAGAGAGTTTAAAGATAGGCTTCGTGATAAGATTATGATTGCCGATTTTGAATTTGATAATATAAATGATAGAAGATTCTTATTACACTACCTGAAAACTTTTTACAGGTTCTCAGCAAGATAAATTGGTAATTTAGTATCTTTGTTAAAACAAGTTTTTTATGTCTACAATAAAACAAATACCAGTAAAAAAACCAACGTACTCATTTGGTAATAAATCTTATACAGAAGAAGAGTTGGTAAAAGCGTTTCCAGATGCTTATCAACAATACCAAATGGCTTATGGTGGTAAAATACCTCAACATGGTTTTGGACAATGGTTAGGCAAGAATGCTGGAGCTATTGGAGCTGTGGCTGGTGGAATTGGAGGATTTTTTCTTGGTGGTCCTGCTGGTGCATCGGCTGGTGCAAAGCTTGGCAGTATGGCTGGTAATAAAATATCGGAACGTCAAGCTGAAAAAGATGCTGAAAAACTACAAGCTGAACAATCAGGAGTAGCTCCTATGACACCAGAAATTGTTGAGCCTGAAGTAGTTAGACAAGAAGCTGCAATAGGAATGTTTCCTAACGGTGGTAGTTTAAATAAACCCTCTCAGATATTTACTTATGATAAACGACCTGGTGTACGATATGGTTTAGATGAAAAAGGTAATTGGTTAGTAAATGTACCAGATGAAAATAATAGAGGATGGATTCTTTTAGATGATCCAGATGGTTCTAAATCCAAAGAATTATATAAAAATGCTCAATCTGTAGATGATAACATCGTTTACGATGAGTCACAATTTATGAATCCTGATTATAGACATCTGCCTACAGCTACTGTTACAGGAGAAAGACCTACTCAATATTATAAAAATTTTGTTAAACCATCTATACAATTTTTAGATCCTACAGGGATGACTTCATGGGGAGATGTAAAAGATTCGTATGATAAGAATGGTTTGTTTTCTGGAGAAACAGCTTTTGAACTATTAGGAGCATTACCACTATTAGGTAAAATAGGGAAGTCTGGTAAGATATTAGGTCCTGCTTTTGAAACATTAATAAAAGCAAATAAAACAGTTAATAAATTACCTGTTTCAAATAAAACAAAAGAAAAATTATTTAAAACAATAGGTAAATCATACGATAAAGTTAAAAGTTATGATAACGTATCAGGATCATTAACAAAATCATTAAAAGATAATATTAAGTATATTGATCCTACTTTACAAAAAGCTAATCAAAAAGCCATAGATGCTTTTAATACAGTAAATAAAACAGCTAAATTAGCAAACAAAGCTCAATTGTTAGATGATACAGGTGTTGTAGATGAAGCTAAAGATGCATTAATAGATGCTGTAGAAAATAAACCAGGGTGGGACTATGCTGATAAAAGAATACTTAATTTTAAATTAGGAGGAACTATGAATACACATTACGCAAAAGGTGGTCCGTTAGGTGGTAAATTAACAAAAAGGCAAGCTAAAAGAGCTAAAGAAGGAAAAAAAGGAAGATACATAAAAGAAGGACCTCTTACTTTTGAAGATACAAAAAGGTTAGATGCTATATATCCTGCTACAGAAATGATGCCTATTCCATATCTTAATAGAACTTCCTCTAACCCAAATGAAGATGAATCATTTGCTTATGGTGCTATCTATAAAGACGAAGAGGAAATGCGAAGAGCAATAGCAGAAGAAAAATTAAGAAGAAAAAGAAATTTTAATGAGGATGATGGTGAAAGTTTTCCAAGTATAATGTATCCTATGCAAATGAAATTAGGTGGTTCTACTCCTTCTCAGTTTGAAGCAGAGGGTGGAGAAGTGATACAAGGAGATGGAATACAAATTAATGGTGGTGGAGGGAATCCTTCTCTATCATACAGAGCTGACGGAGGTGCTATGATAAACGGAGTAGATCATAAAGAGAGCTCTGCAAATCCAAACTCAGGAGTTAAGATGGCTACATCTGGAGCAACTGAAGGTAGAATATTTTCTAAAAAATTAAAAAGTCCTACAACTAAAAGACCATTCTCTGAAGAAGCAGATAAACTTTTAAAGAAGATAGGTAAGTACGAAGACGTAATAAAAAATAAAAGTTCTGAAGCTATTTCAAGACGTACTTCTCAAATAATGGCTGATAAGTATAATGCTAAATTAGATGAGTTATTTGAAGAGCAAGAAGAAATGAAAGCTGAACAAGGTATTCCAGCTCAACCTGGAAGAGCAGAAGAAGCAGGGGAATTTGCTAAAGCATTAGATGCTAACGCTGTACCTCCAAATGCTCCAACTCCAGAAACTTTAGATATGATGGCACAACAAATGTCTCAAATGCCTATGGAAGAAATGGGTGGTAATCTTACTATGTTTCCTAATGGAGGTAGTTTAAATTTAAACGCTTATCGCTCAGGAAATGAAAATGGTGATACAGTTGCTACAGATTTAGAACTTAGAACAAAAAATAGATTAAGAGCAGCTGTGAATGGTGAAATACCTATTCAAGATAATTCTAAATTTAAAGTTAATAGATTGTCCGTAGGATATAACCAACCTACAAAAAAAGGTAATTTTGGTGTGGAAGTAAATAGTTATCCTGCTTCTCGTAAAAAACTTAATCCAGAATTAAATGCTTCTTATAATTATTCAAATAAAAAGGGTAACTTTAACTTAGGAATTAATAATGTTATGAGAAAAGATAGTTATTTTAACCCAAATTTAAGTATGCAATATAACTTTGCTTATGGCGGGTACACTGGACAGGGAGGTTATAGAAACGCTGCTTTAGATTTCTATAACAATCAAGAACCTGATCAAGGTGGTTTGTCTGAGGAAGCTTTAGAAATGATGGATAAAACTAAAGACAGAGAAGGAAATGCTACAGAAGATATGCCAGAAATTACAACTGAAGATAAAAAAGATTCTTCAAAAGATATGGCTCAATCAGATATTGGAAAAATTTTAACAAAGTCTGTTATGGCTGCTGCTGGAATACCTGCAATAGCTAAGTATGGAGGTAAATTACCTCAACATGGTGATGGATCAATGTTACAAAATATAGGAGCAGGAGTAGGTGCTGCAACACCTTTACCTACAATGTTTTATGATTTTGCTCAAGGAAGAAAAGATCCTTATGAATGGGAAAGACTTCAAAACGAGCAAAAACAAAATGCATTAAATCAATTTGGAAATGCGTCTGGAAATCTTGGTGCTATGGGTGAAACTGTAGGTGATATGGATTCACAAGCAGTTAGAGATTTTCAAGCATCCAGAGATATTTATGCTGGAATGGGTGATTTAGATGTTTCTCAACAAAGAGCTGACGCTTCTAATGCTGCAGGTAATCAAATGTACGCATTACGTGGTGGTGCAGGCTCAAGAGCTGAGATGTTAGCAGGAGCACAAAATGTCCAAGGACAAAGACAAGCTCAGATGGGATCAATAGAAGCTTACAAAAATAAGTTTGATTTAGATACTCAAAAAATGAAAGCAGCAGGTATGAATCAACTTGGTTCTTCTGAAGGAAGTCTACAATCTCAAAAAGCAAGTTTATATGGAAGTCTTGCAGGTCAACAAGGAATGCTTGGTGGTATGTATCAAAACATGGGGCAACAAGATAGAGAATACGCTCAATATGTTAACGAGCTCAATAAACAAGAACTTGATTTACGTAATGCTCAAAAACGATCTGGATGGGCTGGGCTTGGTAAATTTGTTAAAGGTGCTGGAACTTCTCTGATTGGAATGGGAACTAATATAGGTTAATAAAATTAAATATACGGTAATGGGATATACACCACAATATCAATTTTTAGCTCCAGGAGCTGCATTAATGCCAGAAGCGAATCCAATTCCTTTTGGTGCTTTATTGGAAAACAAAAAATGGCGAACAGGTCAAACTGAAAAGTTGGCTAAACAGCAGGCTCTGCTTGATAAACAATATCAAGACATTCGTGCTACAAATGATTTTAATGCTCGTAAATTAGAACAAAGAGCTAATTATTACAACACTGAACAAGAAAGGGTTCTAAATGATAAAAAGCTGACGACCACGGAGAAGTATAATAAAATGATAGGTCTTGGTTCTCAAGCAGCTAATGATGTTGCGTTACAAGATATTAGAAGTTTTTCTAAAGGTTATGAAGCAAATAAAAAAGCTATTGAAGAAGAAAAAGCGAGTTTAGATCCAGAAGTATATGCAGCAGCTATGGCTGATATAGAAGCTAAAAATCAAATTGGTATCGGAGAAGTAGATGATTATAGATCGTTTAATAAATGGGAAAATGTAATGGCTAAGAAAACTCCTGAAATGGCTAAAAATGTTCAAGAGTATTTAAAAGGTATCAAAGCAAACAAGACACCTATCTATACAGAGGATGGGCGTATAATGCAAGCTGATAATTTTGGTGTTCTTAGATGGGAAGACAATTCAGAAGTTACTGCTGAAGAAGCTACACGTATTGCTAAAAACTATGTAAACTCTTCTCCTGCTTTTACTTCTTTCTTTGAACAAAAAGATAGGGGAGCTGAGATTATTAAAAAGAAAGAATTAATGAGTCAAGGTCATAGTGAAGACGGGGCTAATTATTTAATTAAAGAATTAAGAGAACAAAACGGTGGAACCGTTTTTGATAAAGAAGCTTATATTGATAAAGGTATCGCAGCTGCAGTTGATTACGCTGCATATACTGAAATAGGTGCGCATACACAAAACGATGCACAACTTGCTGCGACCATAGCATATAAAAGAAAGAAAGCTGATGAAGTTGAAGAAGTAGTTGTTCCTCCAGCAATTGAGACAAGTGTTGATCAAGTAACTGGTGTTAACAATACTAATTCTAAAAGATATACTTCTCCAGAAGAAGTAGCACAACTGGAAGGATCTTATGCAGCACAAACCCAAGAGCATTCTGCAGAGATAAAAGCATACGAAGAAGCAGTTAGAAATAATGTTACCCCTCCAATTACTGCATCTCAGTATAAACAGTATCAGATAGAGCAACAAGCTGCTATAAATAAATTAAATACACTTGTACAAACAAGAAATAATTGGGAAGATAATACTATTCAAAATAACAATGAAGGAGTAGAAGCTGTTAAAATAAAACGTCAATTAGAAGGAACTGGACAGTGGGATCGTAAGACAAATACTATCGATTTTTATAAAAATGTAGAGTTTCAAAAAGATGCTAAAGGAAATATCATTAAAGATAACGATCTTGAGTTAGGGGAAGTTACATCAGATATTTCAAATGTAAAAGACTATGTACGCACAGAGTATGTAAGACAAGCTATAAATGAAGCTTCTGGTGTTAATATGGATAATAAAGAGTTTGTGCAATTTGCTAAAAGACTTAGTTATGTAATAGATCAAGGATATAGTGCTGAGGCAAAACCAGAGTTTTTTGAAAGAGCAGGAATAGATAGAGCTACTTTTGTAAAAGCTTTAGCCACTAAAGATCCTGAAGCAGTAAAAAAAGTAACAGATGCCTTAAAGTGGCCTGAAAATCAAGAACAAGCGTTAATAAAATTAGGTGGTTATTTTTATAAACATAAAGGAGGAGGTTCATCACATGGTCAAGAGTTTGATGATGTTTTTGATGCTATGGCAGAAGATATGAAACAAGAGTATTACGATGCGTACAATAACCATATCGAAAAAGTAGGTGTCGAAACACCTGCATATTCTACTGGATTTTTAGCTATTCCTGAAATAGAAAAAGGATTAGCTTCTGAACCACAAAAGAAAATGGCTAACGAATCTTACGCAAATGCATTATCATCAGCAACAGATATAATTAATCAAAAAAATGCTGTTGTTTATAATACAACAACAGGAGAGGCTATATCTGCTACAGAGAACCCAGAATTATTAACAGGTTTTGTAGCTGAAGAGTTTTCTCATGTAGGAATGGATGAATTAGATTTAGGAGGAGGTGAAGAGTATATTCCAATAATAGTAAAAGGTACTTTAACAACATACGATGATACTGGAAAAGCTACAAAAGTACCTACTTCTTACACCATGTACTCAAGTAGAGATGCTTCAGGCTCATTATATACGCATTTAGGTAACTACTTGAATCAAGCTAATGTAACAGATAAATCTGGAGCAGTTGATTTTGTAAAAGATAGATTAAATAATACGGTTACAACTGATGCGATTTTTGAAAATGCAGACGCTAATTTAAAAATATCAGATACTAAAAATAATTATTCAACAGAGATAAATATTCCACAACTTACTAAAATACCTGTAAATAATCGTTTTATATTACAAGGTGTTGATAATACCATCCAAATGAAAAAAACTGGATCTCAAAATTATCAGTATAGTGGTGAAAATTTATCTCCATCTACAACTTTTTATAATGGGTTGGAACAAACGTTACCAGATTTACATACTTTTATAAGTAACATAGATCCTAAAACAACAAAATTACCTCCTATAGATGCTAACTCTCCTGAAGGTCAGTTATTTTTAACAATGACAGATGGTATGTTGACTGGTAAAGCTTTAGAAGCTAAAAGATTTACTGTAGATGTGGATAGTAGAGATGATAGTAAAATACTACTACAATCTATTGATAAAGAATATAAAAATGCATATAAAGCAGTAAACGTTCCGAATCAAACATATAGAAATTTAATGGATATGTTAGGAATACAATATGATCCATCTATATTTGAACAAGAGGAGGTTGAAAAAAAAAGTCCAATAACTCAGTAAATATCCCAAGTAATGAACAAGGAGGAGGGGCTGTGCCATTGCCTAATACTCCTCCTGTTCTTACTACTTCAAGCATACAAGAACAAGAGCCACCAGCACCACAAAAACCATTACAACCTGTAATTCCAAAGCAAAATATTGGAATTACATTAGACCAAATAAAACAGCAAGCTTATCAGCAACCTGCTCCTGTTACTCCTGCAAAAGAATTGACTACTGATAACTTAAAAGGTAAATCAAATGTAGTTAAATCAAATATGGTAGAAAAAAATGGAGCAACTCCAAAAACTTTGAATGATATTAAAGCTGAAGCATACGCACAGCAAACTCTGGAGCAAAATGAAAAGCCTTCTGGAACATCTTTAAAAGGAGATGAAATTGTGAGTGCTTTTAATCAACTACCATCAAATAGTACAAGTAAAGCTATAGTTCGTTCTGTTGCTTCTATGCGAGATAAAACATATAATCTTGGAGATAAAAGTGGGAATAGTATAGACTGTTCGGGGTTTGTTTATAAAGTACTTACAGACTTAAATAAATCAGTTCCAACAGATGATTTAAGTTCTCAAGGATTATGGGTTAATTCTAAAGACCATAAAACTTATACAGATTGGAAATCTATTAAAAAATCAGATTTAAAAGAAGGAATGGTGATAGCATTTGATACTGGAGACCATGGGTTTGATAAAAATAGAAAGTATGGTATTGACCATATTGGTATAATAGTTTATAACTCCCAAGGAGAACCTATGATAGCTGAATCAGCAACAAGTAAAAACGGAGTGGCTCTTACTCCTTATTCAGAGAGATTAGCAGAAATGGGAGATGTTTTGGAAAAAGTTTATACTGGTAGTTATTAACTTTTAGATTATACTTTACTAAAAACAGTTATAGATTAAAGGATATTTTGTATTTTTGATCTACCTGTTTTTAGTAAAAAGTATTATCATGGAAGAAAATATAATGTTCAATACAGACGGTGGCTATGGGGCTGGCGCAATCAATCCTGCTACTGGTGTAGCTTATTCAGAACAAGAATTAGAAAGACTTCGTAAACAACAAGAAGAACAATTTCAAAAAAGTGTTCCTGCTAATCCTGGTCCTGGACCAGCAAAGCGTGAAAAAGAAAAGAAAAAAACTATTTCTGAGGCTTTAAATGAAACTGTTTTAGATCCTTCAACAGGTCTACCTCTTAGAGGAGCACAGCTTGAAGATTATAAAAAGAATCCAGGAAAATACGAAGAAGGTGCTGGTGCGAGATTAAACGCAAATAAAGTATATGACATAGATGTAGATGCTTACTCTGATTATATGGACCAAGTTAAACCTTGGGTTGGTACTCAAGAGTTAGATTTACGTAGAGCTCAAGGACAAAGTGGAGTTGAGCAAGCTGGTAATGCGGTTGTTAGAGCTGTGGGTGGTGCTATATTTGATTTTGTAGGTGGTATGGCTTCTATGGTTGATATAGAAGATTACTACAATCAAGATGATGAAGTAGGTAATCCTATTTCAGATAAAATGGAAGAGTATAAAAATGCAATGAATGACTCTTTTGCTATTTACAGAGAAAAGCCAGGAGAGGCTTTTGATATTGGAGATCCAGCATGGTGGTTTGAAAACGGTTCTTCTTTAGTTGCTTCAATAGGAGCTTTTGCAGCGCAAGGTGCTGTAGTAGGTGCTACGTTTGGTGCTGGTGCTGCTGGATTAACAGCTAACGCAGCTAAGTGGGTACAAAAATTAGCTAAAGGAACATCCACATTAGCTACAGCTACAGCTCTGAATCAAACAGAAGCAGTAATGTCAGCTTCAACAGTTTACAAAGAAAATTTAGATCATTATATTTCTTTAGGTGCTACTGAAGAAGAAGCTAAAGCCAAAGCTGCTGATGACGCTTCTAATATAATTGCCATTAACAGAGCAAATATTGCTTTGAATTTAACTGGTGCAAGTATGTTTACTCGTGCTGGTGCTCAAACATTAGCATCAAGAACTTTACTTGAGGCCCCTAAAAAATTATTTTCAAAAGCAGGACTAAGAACATTAGGTGCTGAGGGTGTACAAGAATTTGGAGAAGAACAAATAAACTTTATAGCTGAAGGAGAAGGTAAAAAAGCGATTGCTGGAGGAGGTAAGGATAATCTTTTATCAGCGTTAGCTGACGGTAATTCTATGGCTAAATATGCTGATGATGCAAGTTTCTGGGAAGCTGGTACGCTTGGGGCTATTGGTGGTATTGGTCAAGGAGCTGGTGGTATGGCGTACAGAAAAGCGTCTGGTAAGTACAAACAAGAATTAGAACAGTTTGAAAAACAAGAAGCACGTATTGCTGAGATTGATAATATGGCAAAGAAAAGCAGTGCTAAAAATGGAACATTATCAAGTGTTTTTCTTTCTGCAGCGGATTTCAAAACAAAAGCTGAAGCTCAAAAAGCAGCCGAAAAAGAACTGGAAAAAGCAGAAGCAGAGGGAGACACAAAGAAAATAGAACAAGCGCAAGCAAAAGTAAGTGCAGCTGCTGATAATATGTTATGGAGTCAGGTTAAAAACAGTTTGCAAGACGGTACTACTGAGTCTTTACTTGCAGCGTATAAACACATGGCAAGTATTCCTGAGAAAGAAGCTATTGATGAAAGAGGTATGCCTTCTAACTATAAAGAAAGAGCTGAAAGTGCTATTGAGTTTATAGAAGAAACAGAAGATGCTTATAATAAATTTAGTTTTGCTTCTCCTAAACTACAAAGTAGTGCAGTAGTTAATAGGGCTACTGCTTTGAATTATAAAAAATACACAAAAGAAGCAAAAGAAAACATACAAGAAGTTGAAAAAGCTATGAACGAAATACGTTCTGGGTTATCTCCTTCGTATGCATCTATGTCAGATGAAGAATTAGCATTAGAAAATGATGCCTTTGCCTTTGCTTTAAAGTTAAAAAGAGATAATGAAAAAGAAGCTGATGAAAATTCTAAAATACAAAATGAATTAGATTCAGAGTATATTCAGATGGTTAAAAAATCTGAAGGTAAAAGGGCTGCTAAAAATAAAGCAGATGATATTCGTAAAAATAGATTTGAAAGACGTAGGGAAGATGCGTTTAGAGAAAGAATACAAGATGAAATAATCGATAATGGTTTAACTCGTGATGGTATTCAATCATTAATTAACTCTGTACAGAAATCAAATCATCCTGAGAAAAATTCTCGTTTAGATGTTTTATATGACTTTTTAGAAAAGGTTTCTAAAAACGAAACTATTGCTTTAGACAATAAAAGAAAACAAGCTCAAACTGAAGTATTACAGCATATAGATACACAGGCAGAGTCGTTAAAACAAGAATTAGGATTAACACCTAAAGCTGCTAAAAAAGTTGCTGAGGCTGCTAAAAAACAACCAGGTAAAAAAGTAGAAGCTCCAACAAATGAAAAAGAAGAAGCTCCTACTCAAAATGCTCCTTCTGAAGGACAACAGAGTTTAAATGAAATATTAGGTGTTCCAACAGTAAGTCTGAGTGAAGATGGTAAAATAACTGTACAAGAAACAGAGCCTACTGCTACTGCAGAAGATTTGGGGGAAAAAGTTCCTAATAAAACATTAGAAAATTTATCTCCAGAAAGAAAAGCAGAATTATCTGATGGTACTAAAATGCTTTTAGAAGAGGCTAATACAGTAAAAGAAATCACTGATAACTTAGATTTACTGGGAGATGATATAAAGTCATCTGAAGCAGCGATACTGAATGAACGAGTACAAGAACTACAATCTTTTGAACAAGCATTAAAAGATAAGGAAGCTGCTTTAGAACAAAGAGATAAAGAATTAGAAGAAGCTGGAGTTGATCCAGATGCAATGTTAGATACTAAAGATATTCGTATCGTTCAGTTATCTGAAAAAGAAGGTGATAATTCTGCTAAGTACGGTTTAGAGAACACCCCTGTTTTAGATCTTGATTCAGAGGTTGAAACTACAGAAGAAGAAGATATTGAAGAAGAGGCTGAAGCTAAAATGCAACCTCAGTTACAAGCAATGCCAGTAGATGCTGTAACAACAGTTGATACGCAATTTATATCTCTGCAGATAGATAATCCTGAGACTCCTACTTCTAATAACATCGAGATGGGTGTTCGTGAAAAAGGTTTCTTTGTAAAAGCTACTGATGAAAATGGTAATCCTATTCCAAAATTAGCTACTAAGTATGTAAGAAAAACAGAAGACAATCTTACAGAAGCTGAGAAAGCAGTTGCTATTCCTTTATATTGGTATCCAGTTAAATTGGATGAGACAACTGGTATGCCTATAATAAGGCAAGGGTTTGGAATGGATAAGTTTAGATACGATAAATCATCTGCTCCAGTTCCTTTGCTAACAAAAGGTATGAAAGGTGAGCCTATTTATATAGTTCCAGCAGATTTAAACGAGACTCCTGTATTAGAAAGCGAAGTATTAGCGTTTGAAGACTGGGTTAAACCTGAAAATGCAAAAAAAGACCAGGTAGTTTATCTTAAAAAAGGACAATATGTATATCCTCAAGGACATGAAAAAGCTGGACAAGAGATATTCCCAGACGCAGGTGAACATAATCAACCTATTACAGTTCATTTAACTCCAGATGGTCCTCCAGTACAAAAAATTGCTGCTGACAGCGTAGAAGAGTTATCCGATTTAAGGACAAACTTTGATGTTTATTCAGATGAATCAGGAGCTGTACCAGTTATGATACATAAAAAAGGAAAAGGATTTGTTATAAATCAAAAGCAACCAGATGGTTCATCTGCTAAAAATCCAATAGGAGTTTTAGGTGCTTTTGGAAAAGATTTTACATTAGGTGTTGGTAGTAATGGTACTGTTATTTATACGGAAAATGGCGTTGAAAAAGAATATGAAGCAAAAGTAGAAGATGGTAGAGTTTACGCAATGGTTACTTCTGCTAATGGTGATAAAGTTCCTGTACGTTTAGAAACTAAAAAAGTATCAGAAAAAGATGCAGATCACATTATAGATAATATTCTTTTAAATAGTGAATTAGAAGGTAATGATAAAGCAGCTATTATTAAAAGTATTGTAGGAACAATAGCTAATCATAATATTGAAGACTCTGAAAATGCTAATGGACCTTTATTTTTTGCAAACAATAGAGAGATAAAATTAAGAGTAGGTGGTCAAATATTATCTATTGGATTTTATGATTTCGGAGATAAAGGAATTAACAATTTAAGACAAGCTTTAAATGGTGAAAGATTTTTAGCAACTGTTTACCAATCATCAACTGGTAATCCAGAATACAACTATGGTGAGCCATTACTTAATGATGACGGAAAACCAAAGCAAGAATATTTCGATCCTAAAAGCCCTAAGACTTTAACTCCTGAGATGCTTGAAGCATTACAAGACTTCAGACAAGTTATTAAGGATGCTATAATGAGTAAAAATTATGATGTCAGTAAAAAGAATATTGTTAGCAACACAGCTACAATTGACCACACTACTGGAGAAACATATAATTCATACTCTGAATACTTAGAAGGTAAGAATATACTTACTACCGATGTTACAGGATTAAGCACAGGACAAAAGTTTACAAATTCTAAGGCGCAATTAATTCCAGTAAATAAAAAAATTCAAATTGTTACTCCTTCAGTAGAAGTAACATCTGATATAGATAGTTTGGATGTAGCTAAAGCTAAAACTAAAGCTGATATAAAAAGAAGAAGGCAGGTAGAGTTGTTAAGTATAGAAAATTCAGTAGAGTTAACACCTGAAAATCAATCTAATTATATAAATGATCAATTAGCTTATAGAAGTTTATCTAAAGAAGGATTTATAAATGCTGCTGAAACTGGTGTTTTAAGTCAAAAAGGATATAATAATAATCCTAAGTATAGCAGTATATACTTTGGAAATGGAACTAAAGGCTTTAATGTGGTAATGGATTTTGCAGAAAAAGCAGGTGGAGATCCTTATATTGCAGTAGTACCCAGAGCTAATTTAAAAACAGCAGGATTAAAGCATAACGCAAGTACTACTAATAGTAATACTACAAAGCCTGTGTTTACTAATGATGTTGTATATTTAATAGGAGATTATAAAAATGAGAAGATCTATGTAAAAGAACATACTGAAATAGACAAAATCAACGCTAAATACGATGCTGAATTAACAGCTTTAGAACAGCAAGATAATGCAGTTAAAAACGAAAGCAATACAGATGGAGAAGCTACACCTGCTAATATTGAAATAGTTTCTGAAACAGATAATGTTATTGATTCAGATCCGACTCAAAATGAAATTGATAATAACACACAAGAGTTAGAACCAGAAAAAGAGTTAGATGGTACAGAAACAATCAATACAGAGGATATAGATCCGAATGATGAAGACTTAGTTTTTAGAAAAGTTGAGTCTAAATTTGAAGAAAATCCTTTGAACATCTTAACTGATACAGAGATTAGCTGGATTATAGATACATTCGGAGAAGAACATTTAGCTCCAATGGCTCAAGCTAAATTTATTCTTATAAAAGGAGAAAAAGCATACGGTGCTTATTCAAATGGAATGGTGTTTTTAGCAAGAGATGGTAAAAAAGGAACTGCTTATCACGAAGCTTTTCACTTAGTTCTTGATTTAGCTTCTACTTCTAAAGAAAAAGAAGTATTAATGAAAGCGGCTAAAAAAGTATTTGGAGAAATAAATAAACGCTCACAAAAATACCAAGATTTAAAAACTACATATCCTAATAAAAATGAAGCTGAGTTAGCTGAAGTTTATTATGAAGAAGAAATGGCCGAAGCATTCAGAACTTTTATGGAGTCTGAAGAGTCAAAAGGCAAAATAAAGAAAACTAAAGTAGGAATTGCTATTCAAAAATTCTTTGATAGAATTAGAAAAGCAATTTTAGCGATGCGTATAAAAGGTTCTCAGATGTTGAACAGAGATTCAGTTTACCTTTCTAATTCTATTATGAATAAAGCATTCTTAAACATTAAGAATGGTAACGTAACGTTTTCAGAAAGAGCAAAATCAATCATGGATAAGCAATATTTTAATCCAAATGATTTTAAACTTAGAAGAAAAAAAGGATTCACAGAAGAGTTCAAACATGATATGGTAAGCACAATGCGTTACGCATTGATGAGAAAAGTAATACCTAAAATGATTGCAGATGGTAGAACAACTGCTACTTCTATTACTGAGATGATTACATCTAATAAGTATGTAGAAGATGTTAGGACTGCTATTAATGAAACAAGAGACATTTTATTAAAACAAGGTACTACATTTTTAAATTCTAAAAATCCTACTGCTAATAAAACATTATCAGGTAGATATTTAGAAAAATCATTACAAGACTCTGAATGGAATGATAAATTTGAAGGTGGTATTGTTTCAGATCCTGGGTTTGGTTCTTTATTAATCGATAGTTTAAAACTACACGGTTCAAATGTAAAAAGACAAAAAACAACAGATGGATTTACAGAATACGATGCTAAGAAAGTAGAAAATGAAGTCCTTGAATTTGGTGAAGAAGTAGTTGAAGAAGGTGAAAACGAATCTACATCTATTGAAAGAATACATAATTCACACTTTGCTTTAAGTGATCCTAAGAAAACATTAGCATCAGAAGTTAAAATAGCTTTAAGTTTTGTTCCTACTCCTACAATAGTAGACAAAAAAACAGGTAAAACTATTTCAAATGGAAGAAGTAAGTTTACAATGCTTCCTACTTTTATTGATTTTCATAAAGTATATTCAATGCTTACAAGTAAGTTAGCAGATGTGGATATATCTGAGATGGAAGATAAATTACAAGAGTTATCAGCATGGAACCCAATGATTTCCTCTGTATATACAGAGTATCAAAACTGGTCTCCAGAACTTAAAAATAAGTTTAAAGCTGTAATGTCTAAAACACAGTTAAAGTTTATGACAGTTGTTTCAGGTGAAAACATGGAGTGGAAACTTATTGAAACAAATCGTACTGGTGTTTTAAAACAGATATTAGAAGGATGGGCTCGTAATAAAAACGCTAAGAATTTATTTGTTGAAGAGCAAGGTCAAACAGCTACTGTTAATAAAGAAGTGCTTCAAAAAATGGCTGATTCTTATGAGACATTGAGTAATGAAAAGCTTCAAGAAAATCCAGTAGATTATTACAAAGCAATTAATGAAGTGTTTTCTTTCATAGGTATAGAGTTTGACGCTCCTGTACTTCAAATGCTTGCTACTAAATATTCTCCAAAAGATTTTAATAAGTCTTATGTACAAGGGAAATTCAAATTTATTATGAATGAACTTGGGTATGATGTAAAAACTAAAAAAATAAAATCTGGAAAAGGAGTTGATCCATACGTTTCTACTCAGAATAAAGGTCAGTTAAAAACAATTACTAAAATAGCTGAATTAGTTAAAGATGTATCTACGGATTTATACACTGGTTCATTTGTAAATGGTGAGGGTAAAATGGTTTATTCTATAAACTTAAACTCTTATATTTCTAAATTTAAACAAGATGTTTCTACAGTAGAAAATATCGAAAAGATGTGGGAAGACTCATATTCTAAAGATGTATTCTACAATCCAGATGGTAATTTAGGAGTACATGGTTCTCTATTTTTTGAGTTATTAAAAAATAATCCTAAGATGAGAGAAGAGTTTGATATAATCGAACTTGATACTGCTAAGGATAAAGAAAAAGGAAAAGGTACTTCTTTTGACCAAATGATAGAAAAACAAGCATGGTTAACACGTATGGCTATGTTTGCAAACAATGGTAACAGAAAAAGTACAGGTTACTCTTATATAAGTATGGGTACGAAAGCAGATAAAGGAAGGTCTTTATACATGAAAGTTCCTACATTACAAAATGCTAAAGCACCTGCTGAGATGAGTATTAGTAATGGTATTGGAGTAAAATATGTAAAAGAAGCTGCAAAACATGTCTTGAAAAGAAATGTAATGCAAGAAGCTGCTCGTATTAGACTTACTCAGGAACAATTGTTCGGTCCAGAAGCTTTAAGAGATGACCAGTTAGTAGAAAATCTACATTATAAAGGAACTAATCCAGATGGTACTTTAAATAGAAAAGCTGCTAATGGATTGAAATTTATGTCTATACCTGATTTAAACTTCTCTACTTACGGATTGTTTAACACAGATGGAAGCTTAAAAGAAATCTCTACAGAAACAAACTACGCAAAAGTTAACAAAGCCTTAGATGCGTTTTTAGATAGAGAAGTTCTACGTGGTAAAAATAGAATGGTTAAAGCTGGTGTCTTATTTGAAAAAGACGGTATTTACTATACCGATATGGTAAAGGTAGATTCTTTTGGAGGTACTTCTGTAACTATAGATGGTGAGCAAGTAAACAAGATAGATGACCAAGTTTCTGAATTTTTAATGAACGAACTTGTTTGGAGAACAGAAATAAACAAATTCCAAATGGGGGATTTAGCTCTGTATAAAACAAAAACTGCAGATATATCAAATGATGCTGAGTTCAATGGTGTTAAAGGTGAGTTCTTATCAGTTGTAACAGATGCTGGTAAACGTTCTTACCAAACTATTACCCCAGGTATCGATCATGTAATAGACTCAATGTACGGAAAACCTAAGCAGATGTCCATGGCTATTATGAAAGATATAGAAACTTCTATGTCTGTAGATTCTGCAGTTAATATCGCTGAAAATTTAGTTGGTGAGTCTAATTGGGCAAAACCATACCTTACAGAAGATGGAATGAAAAAATCTACTTCTTCTCTATCTACAGAGAAGAAAGATGCTATCAAAATAGTTAGAATGTATCGTAAAGGAAGTAATTCTGCTGATGCACAAGGATACACAACTCTTGAAGCTCACCGTCATTCAATGATGAGTAGAGGTGATTGGACTATGGAAGGAGAACACTCTCACGAAAAAGCATATAATGAGTATTGGAAAAAAGAAGTTCCAGTATCTTCTTGGCCAGACTGGGTAAATAAACTTGCACTAAAACCATTAAAAACTTTTTACTGGGGAAAACAATACGATGTAGCATTACAAAGAGTGTCGTTTAAACAAATTAAACACTCTACTGTTCCTTTATACGCTGGTATGACTAAGCAAGTTCCATCTTTAGATAAATTACGTCAAAGAATGGAAGCTACTGGTGAATTTTCTAACATGGATCCTATAGATGTAGTGAATATGGAGTCTGCTGTAAAAGTAGGTAAGTCAGGTGTAAATACTTATTCTCAAGATGGATCTTATTTATCTAACATGACTCTTCAGACTATCTATTCAGAGAATGAAAGAAGTCCATTTATTTTACCAACTGATAAAGGTACTGATCCAAAAGACGGTTCTCAATTTGTTAAATTGATTACTTCTAATATGGATCCAGGTGCTGTGTACAATACAGTAGAAGGAATGGAAGCTATGACAACAGAACAAATAAAGTCTGTTTCCAACTCTGTATATGTAGAGAAAATCAAACGTGCTTCTAAAAAACTTAGAGAGGACTTAGGGTACGATAAATACTTAGCGAATGGTAAAAGTAACTCAAGAGAAAACCAATTAGAGTTTTTGAAAAAGGTTCAAAAATTACTTATAGAACAAATTGAGTCAAGAGATTTACCAGATAATTACAGTATCGCTTTAGAAATACAGCAATTAGAATCAGGAGATTATTCTTTTGCAATGCCTTTATCTTTCCCAGCTTACGCTAAGAAATTTGAAATCGCATTAGCTTCTTTATATAAATCAAGAGTTCTTACTCAAAGATTACCAGGAGATGCCGCAGTACAAGTAGCTGAGTACGGTGATGATACTGAAAACAGGTTGAAGTATTATTCGTTTGAGAACGGAGATATGAAAGCTGCTGAGTGCGCCATCTCCTATAAAGAAGCAGAGAAATTAGGTATTTTGGAATATGCTGATGAAAACGGTATTATAGACCATGATAAAATGCCTGATAAATCTGTGTTAGAAATTATTGGATACCGTATCCCTACACAAGGTAAATCATCTATGTTACCTTTAATAGTAAAAAGAATATTACCTCCAACATCTAAAGGTCAGATTATGTTGCCACATGAGATTGTGACGCAAACTGGTTCAGATTATGATGTCGATAAGATGTTTTTGTATTATCCTGCTTTACAAAATAAAAAACATTCTATAATTTGGGGACATCCAGGATTAGGAAAATCTACTTTAAGAAAAAATAGACAAGATGTTTTAGATTTTGATACAGACTTTAAACCAAAAGTAGCAGAGTTATTAGGATTACCAGAAGGTAAAAGATCAAGTGTTTCTTTAAACAAATGGAGAAAAGAAGATCCTAAAAATGAAGCTTTGTTTGAAAAAGCTATGAAAAAGGTTTGGGGACAAGCTAAAAAACAGGCTAAAAAAGACGGAAGCACTTTAATGGTTTCAGATATGATGTTTCTTAAAGACTTTCAAAGTGATTTTGATAAAGTAATTACTACTAATAAAAATACTTTTATAAAAAGAGCGAAAGAAAGAGGAGACTCTGTAGAAGGATTAGAAAGTTGGAAAGAAAACATTGATAAAGTAGTAAATAATGTTTCTAAAGATAAAATAGTTAGTACTGAGAAATATTTATCAGATATTTTTGATTCTTTAAATTTAAAACAGGGGATTCAAAAAGTACCGTTTCAAAACTCTTTGAAAAAAATGGTAGAAGGTACAAAAAGTGCTGATGCATTATCTGATAAACAAATAGAAAACATTTTATTTGCTACAAGATTTGGTATATTAACTTCTAAACACAATAATAAAGAGGTTGTAAATCCTTTAGATTCAGCTACTTATCCTAATAAGATGGAGGAGTATGGTGATTACAACTTACTTGAGAAAACAAGTACATTTAATTTCTCATCTGGTTATACAGACATGCACTTAGAGATGGTAAACAAAGATGCTAAAGCATTGGTAGGTATTTTCTCATCACACTCTGTAGGACAAGCGATAGCGCAAGACGTTTCTATTGCAACATCTACTCCAGTTTACATTAAAACAGTGGACCAAGATGGTAAGGAAATAGGTACTAAAGATAATCAAGCAAATGATTTATCAGGAATATATGGATTTGATGGAGTCCTTCGTTCTATTTATACAAATGAGAATCAAAATGCATCGTTAGATAATGCTAAAGATCCTATTACTGGTTCTTTGAATATAAATACATTTACTGCAAACGTAGTAGCTTATTTAAACAGACTTGGTTATAATAATGATATTGCTGTAGATTTGATTAATCAACCAATAATCAGAGAATTAACTAATGCTAATAATTTATCAACTGATGGGGCTTACATTACTACTTTAGCAGCAGAAGTAGCAGAAAGATTTGATTTACCTAAAGTAGGTAGAACAGGGAAAGAACTTTCTTATGACGCTGCTGAAAACAACAGAGTTACAATAACTCCAGAAAATTTAAAAGCAGTTCTAAAAGCTACAAAATCTTTAGATGAAATGTCTGAAGATGAGTTGATGTACCAAAAACAAGTATTATTAGATTTTGTACAGTATCATAAAGCAGGTACAGATTTAGCAAAAACTAATAAAATGATGTCTCCAGATAGATTCACACAAATGAGTGGTCTTGTAGATATAGAAATCTGGAAAAATAATAAAACTTATGTAGAAGAAGGAAGAGGTGCGATAACGGTTAACAATCTCTATACAGAGGATGCAGCTGTTCCAAGGATTAAAGCGTATTACGATGAAGCTATACTTGGTGCTGAAAATATAATCTCTGAATTTATGCCTTACAATTCTAAGGTATTTTCTATTATCAAAGACAGTATTGCTTACAGTACACATCAAAAAGATGGATACATTGGAGATAAAGACTTATTGAACAAAATTAATTCGGATATATTCTCATACGTTATGTTTGGTAAAGACTCACCTGTACAAAAATACATGATGAGTGACTCTGATCAAGATGTTATAAAAAGAAAACTATTTGATATTAAGCGTTCAACAGCAAAACAAATTGATATTCTTAAAAAGAAATACAATCTACAAAACAATACTTTTTTAAGTATGGTTAGTTCGGATAATTTCAACTCAAGAAATTCACTACAAATGTTGAAATTTAATAATACTGCTTCTTACAGTGGTGAGACTAAATCATCTTTTGTAGATGCATTTGAAGAGCTTGTTTACTACCCTGAAAAAGTATTAAAATCAAGTTATCCTAAATTCAATACTTTGTCAGCTGTAGAAAAGCAAAAAGCTGTAGATGCTCTTTCTTTAAATATGCGTAGAATTATTCAGTATGGAATTGTAACATCAGGTTTCCAAAATGGACCTAATACATTTATCGATTTATTTCCAGTAAGACTATGGAAAGATTTAACTTTAAATGAAGATGGACAATCATTAGGAAGTCTTTCTAAATATATTGCAGATCAATTAGAAGCTTTTGAAAATGTCGCTAATGAACACCTTACTGCATACGCTGTAGATACAAAAAATGATGATGCTTTAGGTGATATATCAGGACAATATAATATGGTTGACCAAATTATACGTAATAGATTTGAAGCAGATAAACTATTAAAATCAGTTTCGTTACGAGCTAATAAATTAGATGTAACTAAAGAGGCTGAAAGTATAACTGGTAAGAAAAAATTCCCACATACTTTTGGGGTTTCATCAGACAATGCTGCTAATTTATTTAACATACAAAGAAAAAGTGGTGATCTTGTAAAAGCAGAACTAAAATCTCCAGCTGGATTCCCTTACTACATTAAAATGTGGGATACGGAAAATAAAAAATGGAGATTATATAAGAGACAATCTCAAATAGTAGATGCTATAAAAGGATATGCTGAGTATCAAGTTATATCTCCATTAGGGGAAGAGCACAAATTCTTTGAAGTATATCCTACTAAAGAGAATCCAGATTCTATACATCCAGATAACAATGATTTTAAAGTAGTAGAACCTAAAAAAACTACTCCTAAAAAATCAAAAGAAACAGCAGATGATTCTTTGTTTGAAGATGAGTATAATCCAGAACAAGAACTTCCAGGTATAGATTTTGAGCAATATTCTGGTAGCTCAGATGTTTCTCTGAATAGTATGAGTGAACCAGGAGGTATAAATATAATAATGCCTAAATCAGAAGGTGATATTGTAAATAAAAAAATAGATGATGGTGAATTAGGACTTAGTTGTTCAAAATAACTACTTTTGATATATGGCTTGTAATGTAACTTTTGTAAATGCTCCTAATGGAAAAAAATCAATTCTCTTCGACTCTTTAAGTAAAGAGTTCGGAGAGAATGAGGCTTTTAAAACATGGGTAGTAACTAAAACCAAAACTTTTGAAAAAGAATTTGGTAACTCTAAGGTAAAAGATGCTAATGGAGAACCTATGATCTTATATCGTGGTGATCGACCTGGTGTGTCTAAATATAAATATAACAAAGGCGATAGAGCTGCTAAGTTAGGTGGAGGAATTTACCTTACTGCAGATAGATCGTATGCTGAACAATTTGGACACGTACATCCTGTTATTGTTAATTCAGAGAATATCCAAGTATATAAAAATCCAACAGAATTTATGAAAACTGTTGCAGATTATTATGGTATAAAAGGTATTCCAACTGCTGAAGATAGGCGTAGATACACTGCTGAAATGCATTCTAAAGGAATCGATATTGCTTTAGATGGGTTTAAAGAACTTACAATTCATTCTGATACTCAGTACAAAATTGCTTTAGATATTAAGTCTGAAAATGATGTAGTACATGAAGTTAGAAAAGAAGCTGCTAAGGAAAGAAACTTAGAATTAGAGCAAAAATTAATTTCGTTTTTAGCACCATTTGGAATTACGGTTGAAGCATATTCATCTTTAGTAGAAAAAACTGGTTTAGATGCATCTGGAGCTGCTGATATGGCTAAGAAATTAATACTTATTTCACAAGGTAAAGCAGATTTAAACACTTTACCAGAAGAAGTAGGTCACTTCATATACGAATTACTTGGAAAAGATAACCCATTAATTCAGAGACTGCGTTCTTTAGCTGAAAAAACAAATGAATTTCAAGCAGTAAAAGAACAATACGGTGAGGTTTACAAAAATGATAAAGAAAAGCTAATTACAGAAACTGTAGGTAAACTTATCGGTAAACATCTTGTATCTGAGTTCCAATCTCAAAATGAAAATCAATCTGTTCTAAGTACCATACAACGTATTTGGGAAAGGATTAAACAATTGTTTAAAAGAGCAGATGTAAAAGCTCTGTACAAAGAAGTAGAGTCAGTCTATGGTGAATTAGCGTCTGGTGTTCTTAGTGGAGATACTACTGGTTTATCTATAAGTAACCTATCTGGAAAAGACCAAGTATATTTTGACTTAGGGAAAGATGATGGAGACGAAGATGTAGAAGAAAATACTACTGAAGAAGATGAAGAAGCTAAACATGCTTTGTTATCTACTCAAAAACTTATTGATAAAGCTAAAAATGTACTTCAATTAAAAATTGATCAAATATCTAAAACAGCTATTGCTGATGATAAAAAAGCTCAAAATATAAAAGAGAATTTAGAGCATCTTCAAAAATTACTTAGTGGAGAAGATGCAAAAACAGCTATTGTCAAGTTTTTATTGAAAGCTCAAAGTGATATGCTTAGTGTGAACTTGAAGTTCAAAACTATGCTTGAGACTGGAGAGTACACAGCAAAAGAAATTCTTCGTTATTCAGAGTATATCGCTGCGTATGATGGTGAGTTTTTAAGACAATTGATTGAGGAAATCGAGGGTACAGAAGAATTTGCTGCTGTAATGGATCCAGAAAAAAGTGAAAGATTTAAAAAATCTATCGTAGGATTACATTCAACACTTAATTTACAGTATAAAAAATTAGGTATTCCATTACTTGCTAAAGCTTTAAGTAAGCTTAACACAAACACTACTTTATCAGAAGAAGATATAAGAGCTCAATTAATCAAAGGTAAAAAAGATGTACGTTCATGGCAAAGATGGGTTGAGGTTTTAGCTGAGTCTCCAGATGAAATTATAGCACTTGCTACAAAACTTGTTAATACTACAAAAGAAAAAGGAAGATTAGAAACACTTACTTTTGAACAAGAAATTACTAAAAAAGTGAATGCTTTTGAAAAACACAGAAAAGAGCAAGGTGTTGATATAGGAAACCCTAAAAAACTTTATGAAATTTTCTATGAAAAAGATGAGAATGGAAATACAACAGGGAGACTAATAAGTAAAAAAGAAGCTGTTAGTAGATTTGCTGAAGGTTCTAAGGATTTAGAATTTTACAATTATTTTGCAACTAAGTATTTTGAGTTTCAAAAAAGATTACCTGCTCAATATAAAAAAGGATTATGGCTTCCTTCTATCCGACAAACAGGAAAAGAGAAAATAGCCATGGGTTTAAGACCTGATAAAGCTGCAAAAGAAGCATTATTAGATACATTTACTCTTCAATTAGATGATGTAGGTTTCGGTGATACTTTAGAATCAAGTTCTAATAAATATGTCCCAGTTCTATTCCATGCTCCGATAGGTGAGGGTGAAGGTAAAATAAGTGCAGAAGATGTTTCGTATGATTTAGGTAATAGTTTACAACGATTTGGTGGTATGACTATTAATAATGCTCAAATGAACAGTATTGTACATGAGTTAGAAGTTTTGAAAACTATTTTAGCAGATAGAAAAGTATCAAAAACCTCTGGAGGAAAAACAATCTTGGATTCTTCAAAGATTTTTGGTGATAAAGAAGATAAAAGTCAAGATGTAGATGGAAACACTACTAATTTGTACAAACAATTTGATTTATTCTTGGACATGGTTGTTTATGGTCAAGTTAAGAATACAGATTTCATAGTAATTAATGGTAAAAAAATACCTAAAGTTAAATTAGCAGACGCTATAAACAAATACAGTAGTTTTAGATCACTTGCTTTGAATTTATTTTCTGGAATGTCGAATTTAACAATGGGTAAAACAATGAACTTTGTAGAAGCCCATGCTGGAGAATGGTTTACTAAGAAAGATTTTGTATCAGCTCAAAAAGAATATCTTGCTAATATGTCTGGTTTTATATCGGATGTAAATAAAAAGATGCCAGAAAGTATGGGTGGACAATTAGTAGAACTATTTGACGCTCTTCAAGAATATGATGAGTACGGTAGAGCTATGAAAGGTAATAAAATGTGGAAAAGAATGATGAGTTCGGATGCTGCATTTTTTATGCAAAAAGGTGGTGAGCATGAAATACAAACTACTTTGATGTACGCCTATTTAAAAGGACAGAAAATTAAAGACAAAAATGGTAATGAAGCTACTCTTTTAGATGCCTTTGAACAAGTTGATGGAGAATTAAAAGTCAAAGATAATTTTGATGTATCTACAGAGGATGTCATAAAACACAGTCAAAGATTAAAACAAATAAGTCAAAAATTACACGGTGTTTATAATAATCAAGATTTAATTAACGCTCAACATACCTGGGCTGGTCGTATGGCTATTTTATTTAGAAAATGGTTGTATCCTTCATTTAAAAGAAGATATGGCGATAAACGTTATAATCAGAGGTTAGAAGAATTTGAAGAAGGAAATTATATAACAGCTATTAAGTTTTTAGGAAAACTATACAGAGGAGTTAAAGCTCACGATGTAGGTATAATGGGATTAAGAGATGTTTACAAGAAAGAAAAAGGACAATTAGAATCTTTTGAAGGTAAAAACATGCGTAGAACTAAGGCTGAATTAGTGACTACATTGGCTGTGTTCTCATTAATAGCTATGTTGGCAGGATTGGATGATGAAGATGAGGAAAGAAGCTGGATTGAAAATATGTCTTTATTCCAATTACATAGATTATATGGAGAGATGACCATGTATGCAAATCCAATAGAAGGACTTAAAATATTAAAATCACCATCAGCTTCTATGAGTACAGTTGAAGGAATTATAAGACTTTTTGGAAGTACCTTTGAAGTAATTGGTGGTACTGCTTTTGGTGACGGAGCTCCAAGGTATAAGCGTGATACAGGTTTATACAACAAAGGAGATTTAAAAATATTAAAAGATTTAGAGGCTATGATACCTATTCTTAAAGAGGGTAGAGCAATGACTGCTCCAGAAGATAGGCTTAAATACATGCTTTGGAAATAAATCGTCTTGATTAAGCAAAAGGGGGGCAACAAATTAGTTACCTCCCTTATTGTTTTAATATACTATCTTCTTTTGACACCTTGAATATTTTAGTATAGTCAGCCTCTGTAGATACAAAATAATAATTGTTTGTTTCGAAGAATACATAATATCCATTAATACGTATTATACTTGTAAATTTTCTTAGTTCCCATAGATTAATATCTATAACATTAGGATCATAAGTTTCAATTACTATATCTTCATAACTTAATTGAAATGTTTCACCATATTCCTTCAATTTGTCATCCAAGAATTTAGCTCTTTTGCTTTTTTTATGTGTGTTACTACTAAATAACACTACTTTCTTATAAACAGGTTCGCTACCATTGTACCTTAGTGCAATGATAGCGAATGAATAGTTTTTGTTACTTTTACTCATACAATAAAACTTTTAGCAACTTCTTCAATTGCAGTAGCTCTTTGCATTAATGATTTTACATACTTTCTTATTTCTTCAGGATCAGTAGAACGGTAATATCCTTTACTACTACTTACAAGGTTATAAACCAAGTGTTTAATACGTATATAATTAATTATCTTACGTACTCTAACACTTGATATTTTATATCCTTTTTCAGTCATAGACTTAACTATTTGACCATTAGTAATAGCATTTTCAACTCCAATTTTACTGTTCAATCCTTTTACCAATAATGGTAATAAAGTATCTTTTTCATAATCTGTAAGCTCTGCTGTTTCTGTTTCGAATCCCTCTATCATAATTACGCTGGTTCCATATCTTCTACATTAACACCTGCTAATTCAGAAAATATGTCGTTTAAAAATAACTTCTGGTTACTTTGGCTATCAGCATGTTTTAATTCTATCACATGTTTTAAACCAAATCTATTTAAAATATCAGGAGATGTAGTATAAGAACTTCCTAATCCCCTTGATGGTTTTGTAGATCCTATTGCTGTTTTTAAACAAAATATGTAATGTCTAAATAATCCAGGAATACCTAAAGAAGCAATCCTTGTTAACTCAAAAGGTTCTTCTGCTTTTTTAATTGGAGCTAAGTATCCAGAAACGCTTTGGCGAGTGTACTTTCCAATAGTATTACCATTCTCGTCTCTATAAGGATTTTCATCGTCTCTACATACGTTACAAGAAAATGCAATCATTGTAAATTCTAATGCTGCACCAGCTTTACTTACTAAATCAGCAGCAACAGATGCAACAGCAGCTAATTTTAAAAATGAATCTGCTTTGTTACCAGCGGACATAGAAATATTTAATGCAATTCTAACCACATTATTTTTTCTACCTTTTGTTGTATATTGCCAGTGCTGAGGATCTCCAGATAATACTCTATCTATACAGAGTTCATCACCAGACATACCAAACTTTCTTGTCTTTTTAATAGTAGGAGCAAGCTCCATTAATCTTTGAATATCTTTATCTTTTAATAAAGAATTTCTAAGTTTATCAATAGCTATCCACATGGTATCTTCTACTTTTGAGCTTAATAAAGCATCCATAGTAGCTAATCTATTTGGATAAGTAGTTCCGTAAGTCCATTCGTTATTCTCTGAATAACGATAATCATCGTTTTCACCATCTGGATTATTGTTTCTAATGTACCCTTTTAAATCTTGGTTATCGTGTAGAGATTCCACAGTAGAGATTATATGATACAATGAATCAAATTCTGTAAATTCATGTATAATATCCTTAGAATCTCTGAAAACATAAGATCTTTTTGAATCTATTTCGTTATAAAATTGAGGTGTTTTAGGTATTTTATCTAATACTAAATCCCCTTTTGCTGGTTGAAATTCAATCATATTTTTTTATTGTCAAATTGTATAGGATTTTAAACCGAAGTAAGGAGAAGGGTAATGATATACATTACCCATCTTCTCCATAGCTTCAAATACACCTCAAGATGTAGCCCCTAATTTAGCTTCATCTTCTGTTACTTTTTTATCTTACGTTTATCATCTTCAGCCCAATCTGTAGTAAATACAGACTCAATTTGAGCCATAGAACGACCAGCTTCTGCTTGACGAACTGCAGATACAATAGTTCTTGTAGATACAATTCTTTTCAGCCTGTTAGAAGTAACGATTTTTCTTATTTGGTGCATTCTTTTTACCACTTCTATTTGAGAATCACCAAGTTCTAACTCTAAAGATTCATCGTAATCAAGATTAAGTTTAGCAACAGAAAATCTGTCTAAGAATGCAGCATCTAAAGATCCCCTACCTTGATAAGCAGCAGAACCATGTCCCCAAGAATTACCTGCTACAACACAGATGAAATCTTCATGTCTTTGAGCGTGTGGTTTATCTTTTCTATTTGGAACAGATACATATCCATTTGCTAACGCAGAATTTACAACCAATAAAGTATTAGAGTCAGCTGCATCTATTTCATCAAATAAGAATACACCACCATTTTCATAAGCAGTAATAAAATCAGATGGTACATAAGTTCCATCAAACAACATTCTACCTAATAAATGTGCTTCAGACATACCTGCAGAGCAAGATATAGAAGTAAACGGTATTTCAAAAGCTTTTGCTATTTGTTTTGCTAATGTAGTTTTTCCAGAACCTGCTGGTCCAACCATCATTAACTGTCTTTCTTGTTCTGATAAGAAAACAGCTTCACGAAAATGTTTATGTGTATATCCTTCAACAACACCAGTTCCTTTTCTACCTGTAATCCTAACATTTGTAGGTTTTAATTTTTGCAATTCAGCTTTTAATATTGAAACCACTTCTGGTCTCATATCCTCAGCTTTTTGTTTAATAATAGTCTCGATAGACTGGCTAAACATATTCCCAAACATACCTAAATCAGCAGCTTGTGCTTGAGGTTGTGGTTGCTGAGGTTGGGAAGGAGTTGGTACAGTTTTACCGACTTCTTCTTCTTTTTCTTCAACTATTACAGCATCTTCAACTGCTGTTTCTTCAAAAGGCATTACTGCTTGTGGGTTTGCTCCTTGAGCTTTTTTAGGATCTCCAATAGTGTACATAATATAATTTTTAATCTGTTTTTAAAATAAATTTTTCTTTATAGAGCAATTCGTTGTCTATATTAATTACAGGCCATACTTCTAATCCATCTGGGATTGTAGAACCTGTTTTTTCTTCCCAATACTCTTTTAACTTAGAGTCTTTTCTAAATATTAAAGGCATTGAGCTGTTCTCTGATCTTCCTTTCAGAACTGCGATTTTCGCTTCTTCAGAGAACTCAGAGTATTTACCAAGTAAAAACTTGGAATAATCTTCTTCAAAAGTTTCAGGCACTTTCATAATAAAGACTGACATTTGACCATCCAGTATGTCGTAAAAATCGACAAATTCTAACATGTTTTTCAAACCGTCTTCTATTCTCATGTGCTTTGTACTCATGTCATGGTTACTGAGAACAAGGTATATTCGTTTTTCCTCATAACCGTTTAAATCATAATCACCTAAGTAGGCATTTACTAAATAAGGTTCATAAAACTTTTTAGTAAAGCCTAATAAAGGCAATAAGAAATCAGTTGTTTTTGTTGCTTTTATCTTTGATAAATCAATCAAAGATAGTTTCGATAGTCCCTTCAGATTTTTTTCCTGCTCCATGTATTAATGGGTTTTCAATGTTTAACAAATCATTTATTTCTGGCGTAGGGAAATCTTCTTCACTCATATCTCTTAGTAAAAACACTAATTCATAAGTTTCTGCGAAATGTTTTGAAGCTTTCAAAAACAATTCTGAATCTGTTATGTCTAATTTATCCTTCTCTTTTAATTTGAAGTAATAAGACAAATAGGCTTGAAAAGCCAAAGGCAGATAATCCCCAGAGTCTTGAGCTTCAGCTAATATAGCCTCTGCTTTTTTAGGACCGACTCTGTGTAGTCCTTTAATGTTGTCAGTGGAATCACCTGTTATAACTTGAGTAGCTAACAGCTTCATACTTATATCCTCTGTAGAAAGAACAAGTTCTTTTGTAGTTGGATTATAATGTTTTCCAGGTGATTGTAGCAAATCTTTATCCACACTGCAGATAATAGTTTCTCTATCTTTAATCCTTTTGTGTAAAATAGTTAGAGCGTCATCTGTTTCCATTCCGTTTACAAGTACAAATTTGTACGCTTGTATTAAATGGTCTCTAACACTTTGATACCAAAAAGGTTTTGAAGTAGATTTTCTGTTACCTTTATATTCAGAGGTAGTAGCTACGTTATTTCTGAAGTTTTTACTTCCTTGAATAAATCCTATGTATTCTGTAGAATCTAAATCATTAGTAACTTCTTGCATGTATTTTAAAATGTAATCTTTTACATCTTTCCAGTCCGACATTTCTGCACAAGCAAAAGCTGCTCTGTACACAATAATATCTCCATCAATTAAGATCAAGGGTTTTTTGATTTCCATTTGGTGTAATTTTAGTAAATAATTTTTTCCAGAAAGAAGTCCAATAAGTATCTGCTGTACAAATCATTAACTCCATCTTTCTGTCTTCTAATTCTTCTATTGGAATAAACTCGTAGCTTACTTTTCTAATATGCTTAACTGTATCTTCAGGTAACACCTTTTGTTTTTGTAAAACATCTTGCATTCCTTTAATCCAAATCCAAGCAAAATTATCCAAGTCCCACGAAGGTTCATACCCTGGTTCTGGTTTTTTCCAACTTATTTTTCCTCTAAGTCTCTTTACATCTCCATAATTTATAGGAGCGTAAATTTTAACGTTGATCTCAAGTGGGTATTCTGTTAACATCCCATTTATAGGAGATATAAACATGGTTAAATAAGAATGAATCTGTTCCATAAACAAATGTCTCACTCTATGATGAGCACCTGTATAAATAGATTGTCCATTAATTTTCTTCCATTTGTTAGCACTTTGCTTAACGTGAGTTTTAAACTTAGGTATTGTTGCTGTGTATAGTATTTTTGACATACCTTATCTATTTATCCAGCTATGTACATCTCCTTCATGCACAATATCATCTGGAAAGCAAGCGTTAAAAAATTCTATTCCATCTTTCCAATTCTCAAATCCACCATCGGAACTAATACTTACAGCAGTACCAAAAACTCTTTTAAAAGCTATTAAACAGGCTACTACCACAATGTCGTATGGTTTTCTATTTGTCTTACAAAACCCAAAAGCATCTACAAGATCTGGGTTGTTTTCAATTATAAAAGCCTCATGTCCTAAATCACCCTCACCATTAAACTTTACGTGTGCCCCAGATATATCTGGCTTAGAATCTTTTTTAGAATTTACACCTACTATTTTGACTTCTTCTCCTTTATAATAAACCCCTCCAACTGGACTTGTAGGTTTACATGTTTCTATTATTTTGTGGCACATTCCTGTAAATTTTTCGAAATCTTTTTCGTTGAATTTAATAGGTCTATCCCAATAATGTGTATATCCCATTTCTATATTTTTATTGCTGGGGATTCCAGCGGGTTAAACAATTTCTTAAATGCTCTACAGTTTGTAAAGCAGTATGTCCTTTTCTATGATCACTCACATCTTTAAAACCATTTTTCTTAGTGTCAAATGTTTGTAAGAAAAAGTATTTAATTTCAGGAACTAACTTTTTTTGTTTTTTAGTACCTATAACACCAGCTTTATCAAAATCATTTAAAAAGTATATGAATTTAAACCTCTCTTTTAAATCTTGATAGATATGAGGTTTCACTCCTATTAACTCTCCTTGTGATGCTACAGCTGATATTCCTAAGCTAAAAAGAGTCATAACATCTTTCTGAGACTTAGTAATTATCAAAGTTTTTCCTGTTTTAGGCATTTGATCCCATCCTTGTAAGACTGATAAATCTACATTTGAAATCCATTTAGACTCTGGAGTTAAAGGTTGGTATATCTTATAAGAGTACTCTCCGTCTTTGAAATATACATAAGCATAAGCAGGTTTAAACACCCGTTTATTTTCAACGTATATTATTGTCTTATTAACATACACTTTTTCACATGGAAATACATTGTAATAAACAAGTATTTCTTTTGTGATACCAAATTGAGCCCAATACTCCAAGTCTTCTTCAGACCATTCTCTTTGCTTGATTTTAATATCAATAGAACTTTCTTTTGCAATTAGTTCAATCTCTGACTGACTAAATTGTGTTTTAAATCCATGATACTTTTCAGGAGAATCACCTCTCATCCTATCATCATACAAACCTAAGCCCATATCATAATTTATTTTAGATGCAGCCGAGTACAGATCTGGTAAGTTAAATAATTTCTTAACAAATTGCACTGGTCCTCCCCAATCTCCAGTAGACCAATCATTGTAATACAAATAACCAGTTTTAGAAATATGTAGAGCAAAACTTGGATTAGAGTCTTTTCTTAGTGGGCTCTGCATTGCCTTACTAAGTCTTATATCTTTCCCCAAGTAATAACTAAATATCTGATATGGCTCTACATTTTGTAATAAAGTGTCAAAGGATAGTAAATTATTAGTATCGTACATATCTTTAAATTAAAAAGAGTGTGACATTTGCCACACTCTTTTATTAATAATTAGAATGCTCTTTTAGAAAGGCATATCATCATCTGGTGCTCCAGGTGCTTGTGCTCCTGCAGTTGGAGTAGCTGGTGCAGCTCCATTACCCAATTTTGGATCATCACCATCTTCTTTTTCCATTTTGTCAAATCCTGGATCGATTTTCAATCTTGATTTGTCAGATGTAACAGACATAGCCTCTACAAATGGAACATACTTAGGAATTGAAACATAGTTTCTGTAATTGTAAACCAATTTAATTCTCAATTTTGTTTTGTGAATATTTGGTTTAACCATTGCAATAACTTGGTTTGCAAAATCCTCGAATGTCGGTGCAGAGATGTTGACAGCCTCTGCAGGTACAAACTTAGTACAGATGTGCTTGATTCTGATTAAGAAGTTTTTAACTTTTTTCTCAAAATTAGCGTCATCACTTGCGATTGGCCATTCTGTGTGAGATACTTGCTCACCTTTATCTCCTTCAAAGTGAAATTTTAAATACGGATTTCCATTAGAAGCTGTTTCTAACGAAATATCTTTTAATGTTACTGCTTCATGAATACCTACTGAAAAGTAATTATTCGATTCTTCTTGTACTGATTGATCTAAACTATACATATATGTTTATTTTTAAAAATTTGTAATTAATTAATTATTCTCCTAATTCGTAATCTCTGATTGCTTTGTCTACTGCTGCAAGATCATTAGGTATTTGAAACGATTCGAACACTCCTTCTGGTGAACGAGCTGTGTTATAACCATTGTTTTGAGTTTCAAAACAGTAAGTAACTTCTCCTTCTCCTCTGACAATTGCCGCATACAACGTGTAAGTTGTTAAACCTTCTAAGTTTAACTTAGTTAACTTAGCTCCGTTTGTTTTCAATCTTTGTCTTGGAATACCGTCTTTACCTAAGTAATCTTCTGTATGAGCAATGCAGAAAACTGTTAAATCTTCTCTTAACGAAGCTACTAAACGATATAAATCGTAAACATCTCCAGCAAGATCCATCCATTTATCGTAACCTTTCTTCTTTCTTTCTGACATTTCTTTATCAGACATAATAGAATTTAAAGTATCAATAACGATAACCTTGATGTGAGGTTGATCGGTATTAACTTTGTTCAACAAAGTCATAATCATAGAAATATCTGAAGTAGATACGTAATTACGATTTTCTTTGTTGTACTTTGCTTTCCACCCACGGAAAGGCATGTTTTTCTTATCACCATTGATGTATAAAACACCTTCTGGATCTAAGTTGCGCATTGAAAAGGTTTTACCTGTACCAGGTTCACCAAGCACTTGGACTAATGTAGCCATACTCTCTATTTTTATTGGTTAATAAATACTTTTAAACTTTGCTCATATCATAACCATTATTAGGTTTTGTTACTTGCATAGGATGTTCGGGTTCTTCAATTCTACTGTATTTCAGCATGTTTTTCATTTGAGCAACACAAGGTTCACCCTCTCTTACTTTTATGAAATGCCAATATACATAACCAGCTACAGGCCACCCGTGAGGCCCATAACTTTGTAGTCCCATTTGTTCTGGATTCATAGAAACCATTACTACATCTGAAAACTGATAAACCATATCACCTCCAAATACATCTTTTCTAAGTGGAAAATGACGATGAGGATCAGTCATTCTATCTGAAGATTCAATATCTCTGTTCAATTGAGTTAAAACTACAAATGCTATTTTGTAAAGTTTCTTTAATCTATTAAACATTGTCATTAATTCTCCAAGAACAATTCTCTCTAATTCACCTTGTTTACCTTGTACAAGGATAGTATGGTCTAACAAAACAACAAGACCTCTGTTTGGATCTTTCTCCAGAGCTTTTCCAATAAAATTATGGATAGTATTTTCGATTTGCTCTACTGTTCCTGAATGTTCTACATAATGAACGTTCAATTTAGCTATTTTAGCACCTTCTTCTAATACTTTTGCATAAGTTTCATCGTCAAGCTTCTGACCTAACTTACCACTATACAGTTCTTGTGTTGTCTTATCTAATGCACTTGCAAACTTTCTACCAACAAGATTACGAGATAACATTTCAAAGTTAAACGATAAAATATCAAAATCTTCGTCCTCGTTTAAAAATCCTAACTGGGTTTCTAATTGGTTTAATATTGCAGTTTTACCTGAACCTGACCTACCACCTATTGTATGAATAGTATTCCATTCCAAACCACCCATAGCTATCTCATTGTATTTAAACCAAGGAGTTGTTAAAGACTTTATAAGCCCTAACCTTCTATCGTTAATATACCTTGCAGCTTCTCTGGTGGATTCTACAATAGGTTTTACAGCCAATAATTTAGGCTTAGATGAGTGTGTTTCCATACGATATAGTTGTTTTAGTTGTGTTACTTAAATCAATTAAATGTTCGTAAGTAAGCCACTCGTTTTTGTTTATCCAAGTAATAAATGCTCTCATAAATCCTAATGAATTGTTTTGCTTTCTAAAAGCTAACTCTGCATTAAGACAATTCATAACGTGAGCATGTTTTGCTGCTTGGTTCGCAGTTCCGAGATACTTTTTATACTTTGCTTTGCACTCTTTTGTTTCTTTAGCATCTGATGATTGAGGTCTAAGCATTCTCATACCTCTATTACTGGACACTTTTATAGGAAACGTACTAAACAACTCATGAAAATAAGCATCTACATCGGATACAAATAGGTCTGTAAGCATTTTTTTGGAAAATGTAATCTTTTCACTTTCTACTTCAGACCAATCTATATTTTTTTGTAGTATAAATCCTTTCTCTATAAGTTCATTTAACTCTTCGTTTGTAATAAAACCTCTATGAATAACCTTGTCTACCGTATTGAATTTCTTTTCAAAACAGAGGAACAATAATAGATATTGAGACGGACTTAGCCTCTCCTCAAAGAGAGAGTCCACGTTTATTTCTACTACCATAAGTTACTTTAAATTTTTTGGATTTTACACCGATTCTCCTTACTCAAATATACGAAATAATCACCAAACATAAGTATTTTTTGTTACTTCTTTACTCTTTTGATTGTAAATTTCGTTGTTAATTTCAGAAATATTATTAATAAAACAGCCAGGAAAATTCTCCTGACTTTTAGCTAACCAAGATTGCTCTTTAGTACCTTCTACATACAGACGAATCATATATGCTTCTTTACCTTCTTTCAATCTGACAGCTCTACCAAGACGTTGGATAAAGTCTTTTTCTTTGGATGTACCAGATGCAATTATAGCAAGTGATACATCATTAAGGTTAGCACCTTCATTTAACGCTGAGGCTGATATAATAGCCCTTGTAGAAGTTTTTAGATCGTTAAAGTCATCTAACATTTGTTTCTTAACCTTTTTAGTAAGTTTAGAATGAAAAGTAGTTGCTATTTTTGGACCTAATTCTTGCGATACCGAGTTTGCAAAGTCAATAGACTGTGAAAACACTATACCTCTTCTATCTGAAAACTTTTCAAGTATTTCTACAACAGCTTGGATTTTATTCTCTGCATTGTAGATAATATCTTTTCTTGTTTTCATAGCATTCATACATAACTGAGGCCAAGCTCTCATGTCTCTAAAATCTTTCGCACTATATCCTTCTTTTTGAAGGAATGTTTTAAATGCGACAGGGTTTAGACACTTGAACAATACTTGAATGTTTTTAAATCCTCTTGAATCTGTAAAGATTGAAAAGGTTTTTTCAAACACTTCCGTTGCCTTATCATACTCTCCTTGCTCTTGTTTAGTAAGGGGAATAGCTAAATTGAATACTTTAAAAGGAGCTATTAACCCCATTCTTAACGCCTCTGCAGTCGAGATTGTCTCAACAATAGGAGCAATAGTCCATAATCTCGGTTTAAGACTTGATTCGATACTTGCACTTAATGCAAGTATCTTATCAAATTTATTTTCCAGGAAGAACTTAAAATATTGGAAATCCTTGTTCTGTACGTCTGGAACGTAATTATGTACCTCATCTGCTATTATTAAATCAAAATGCTCATTCTTCCATTTATACACTGTTTGTATGCATTGAATCTCAACATTTGTACTTAACAACTCAGAAGCTCCCCATTGAGTAAATTCTCCTACCCATGCGTCATCTCTAATAGTTTGTGTAGGGGTAATTATTAATATTCTTGCATCAGGTTTATGTTTTACAACATACTGAGAAGCAAGAACCCCACACCTTGATTTACCAACGCCTGTAGCCATTTCAAGAGTACCTTTACAGCCATTAACAAACCATTTGTTTAAAGCTGCTCTTTGTACTTTATCCTTAATTGCATTTACAGACATAATTTTATCTTTTAGTCATTAATCGAATGTACGACACATCTACAAAATAATATTGTATTACTGCATCATAAACATTCTCAAGTGATACACTATATACCACTCCATTTGAATCCCAATGTACATCTCTTACTCTAAAACTACAACTTTTTATAGTTCTATCGTTTGCACGAAGGTCTTTAGGACAAAACAAAACATGATCACCTACTGTAAACCATAACATTTTTTTATGTATAAGGTATTTAGTAGGATTATGCACTGACATAGCCAGTACTTGTTTGTCTTCTTTGTCTTCTTCCCATTTGTCCAGGACTTTCCCTTTATAAGATAAAGTTACAAAACCTTTTTCAGTCTTGTTATCTATCCAGAGAGTTCCAAAACTGCTTACATCTCCAACAATTTTACCCATGTTTTTGTTATTTTTCCCAAAAATCACTGATATTAGTATCAGCTTCTAATAATCCATTTGGAATTATAGGTAGCGTAGATTTCTTCATCAGAGCTGTAAACTCCTCTTTCCATTGTTCTGCATAATCTTTATGCACTATAGTATCGATTTGATCATGTACAGCCATTACAATTTTAACAGGCACATTATGCTCTGCTATGTAATCTCGTACTAAAGTCAATGCATACTTACACATATCAGCACCAGAACCTTGTATTGGAGTATTCTTTGATGCTCTTTCTATACTACCTACTTCCTTAAATAAATCTCTATCTTTTCTTATATTTGGTTTCCATTTACTAAACCACCTAATTCTTTTATAAGGTGCAAAAGTTTTAATGAAACCATTATCCAACCCATAGGTTCCCAAAGAATCTAAGAATTTTTTAATACTTGGAAAAGAAGAGAAATACTTTTCAATTAACATAGCTGCTTCTTCTATTTCTATCAGAAGAGTGTCAGCCAGCTTAAACTTGGACATACCATAAGCTAATCCGAAATTTATGGTTTTAACACCATTTCGTAAAGATTTATGCTCTTTACAATTACATTTTGACCTTTGCATCTCATTGGTAACTGGATCTATCTTGTAAAAATCACAATCTGGATCTTGGGCATCTTCCCAAATTTTACCATATACCAACTCTGCACAAACAGAATGCAAGTCTTTTCCTTCAGATAATGCTTTTAGCCATACTGGATCTTTAGAACCATAGGCTATAATACATAATTCTTGAGAACTGTAATCACTTGATACAAAAACCCAATCATCGTACCCAGAAATAAAACAATTCCTATACTTATTATCAGCAGGAATTTGTTGCATATTTGGATCACGACTACTTACTCTACCAGTGTTTAGGATTTGGTTAAATGATGTATGAATACGATTATCAGCTCCTAAATATTTAAGGAAAGCCATACCGTATGCATTTGATTTCTTCTCTACTTCTTTATAACGTATATATTTTTTAATTATAACGTGTCTATTTTTAATTGTGTAGAGTTCTTTTGCATTTACATTTTCTAAGGTAGGAACTATCAATTTAAACAAAGTAAGAACTTGGAGGGGACTTGACCAGTTCATAAGTACCTCATATTCAGCAGTCTCTGCAAACATATCTATTTGAACATTTTTATTTATATACCTTGTAAATAAAGAATCTTTAAAGATTTCTTCATTCAGGTCTTTCAATGCATTGTCCAATTCTATTTTAGAGTCATCAGCTATTAATTTCCACTTCTCAACGTCAAGACCGATCCCATTGTATTCTATATCAGAAAAAGCTAAAGACACCTCATTTTCAAGCTCTAAAACAGGTCCTAAACCATACTTATTGACCTCTTCTATTTGGCTTTTAGCTATTTTAATAAGATTTTCAACATCTTCTGCGCCATAAACTATTTGCTTATCTGTGAATGGTTGACCACCCAAATTGATAAACTGGTTTCGAGTGGATTTATCCAGCTGTTTCCCTAATCTTCTCAAACATACTTGCTCTAAACTGTGATAACCAGGTAATATATCCTTCCCTGTACTCAAAATTCTTTCACTAATCATAGTATCATAAATATTCTCAAGAGTTATATTGTAACATTTCTTGATGAATTTATAGTCAAACTTTACATTGTGTAATAATTTCTTTATAGTTCTTGATTCTAACACTGGCCTAAGAAACGATATGTCGTAATCTCGTGTGTCAATAACAAACTGATTTTCTGCATCTCCTATTTGAAACATAATTACACGTTTCGTAAGGAAATCCAATCCTTCAGTCTCTGTATCAACAGCAAGAATCTTTTTTGATAAACAGTAGTCTAAAATCTCTTTTGCTGAAATTTGATTATGCTTAATATTTAGACTATCGAATGTTCTTGGTTTTTTGCTGATAAAATGTATAGTAGTGCTTTTTTTTGTTTCTTTTTTCCCCTCCAATTCTTGAGAAGCTCCGTCTTCCATAACTATCCATTTAGTTTCTCCAACAATGCTGCTTCTTGCTCTTTGTAGATAGTTCTAACTAAACTAAGAACTCTAATACTCTCTGTGCTACTAAGACTCATAACACTTACTCTCGGAACTATTTCAATAGCTTCTCCTTTATCATCCAGAGAGTTTTTAATTTCTTCTGGAACATCTCCTTTAAAAAACAAGTTTAATAACTCTAATTGTTTTTGATGTCCAGGATTAACCTTAACTTTTTGTTCACAAGGTCTTACAAAGCTAAACATAGATTGCTCTTGATCTATTGCTAATTCAGCTTCTATTTCTACTTCGATTGCTTTAATAGCTCCTTGTAAAGATTCTAAGTCTTCTCTTGGATCTCCTTTTTTAGCGAATGCTTGTTCTGTTTCTTTAAACATACTTATTTGTTTTAGAGGATAATGGTTTCATCTGTTTCAATAGATGTAGTACCATCATCCCATATTACTAAATACTCTCCGTGTCTTTCAAATACTTTTGAAATCTGACCTGTTTGATTTTCAGGATCTTTTTTTAATCTTACTGTTGAATTTTTACTGTACCTCATAACTTTAAATTTAAGCTACAAAATAATTATTTTTTGTAAGTATCAGTGTGGAGTGAGACGAATTTTTCGATTAATTTATCAATCTCTTCCATAGCCTCTGATTTATAATCATTAGATTCTTTAAAAGCTATTAAGCCTCCTATATATCCTTCTGCTATTGTTTGAAAAATATCAACAACTACTTCTCCTTCTGGATCTTCTCCAGTTTCTTTCATTCTTTTGAAATGACTTAGGCAATTTGAAAATACAGCAAATGATAAATCATTACCATTTCCTTCTACTTGCATTCCTAATTCAGTTTCATCCTTATCTCTTCCTTCTCTGATCAGTAAGTTTAATTCAAACTTTATTTTTTTATCAGCCATCTAAATCTTTTTTAAAATTATTAACTTCTTTTACTAAACTTTCAATATCACTTGTATTAAACAGTTTAAATAATTCTTTACTTTCTAAGTAGAACTCAAATATTGACATATCACAGTCTACTATATCACGAGCTATTTCTTCTAATTCAAGTGAACCTTGTTTCCAACACCATACTCTATAAGTATAGGATTCTTCTTCTATTGTTATACCCTCGGAATTTATAGTACAACTACCACCAAAATCTGCTCCTGATTCTTCATATTCAATATAAGCTTGTTCAAGTTTATAAAACTTAGCAAGTTTTTGAACCAGCTGAATTACTGGGCTCCATGCACTATCTCCAGATAATATAATTATATTAGATTCTTCTTGAAACTCATACTCAGATACCTCAAACCACTTACTTCCGTACTCTGCATAAACATCAAACCCTTCTTCACCATATTTAGCAAAAGAAAAAGATAATAGTTTCCAAAAGTTTGAACCGTGTAACATATTTGTGTATTCATCATCAGAATCATTTAGAGTCTTTTCTATAGCCTCAAATAACGGTTTTAAAGAGAATTTTCCCCCATTAAGTGTTATGCTATTATAACAATTATTTGCCATTTTGTTAAATTTTTAACACAAAAAAAAGAGACCTAAGCCTCTTTTCTTGCTATGAAAACAATCCAATTAAGAACCGCAACCTACACATTCAAAGTCAGAATCATCTGGTCTTTGCATGTTAAAAGGATCAATACCCTCTTTAAGTTTTTTTAAATTAGAGTCTTTCTCTGCTTTACACATAGCTATTTCCATTTGAGACTCTGCAGATTCTAAATCTACATCATATTTTGCTTGTATTTGAGCCTTTATAGACTCTATTTGAGACGCTTCCATCTTATTTGTGTTTAGTTATAAATTAATTTACAATCACTTGGATCTATTTCTTCAATGTCTTCCATGTCATAATTAGTGTCATAAGTATGTACTATATGACTTGGTAAATAACCACATTCATCGAACAATTCTCGAACTGTTATTTTACCATAATTTTCAGTCAACAAAGCTTCATAAATTCTTTGACCTATCGCTTTTATATCATCAGGATCACTTAAAGCCCATTCGATAAAATCTTTTTGATTTACATAAAACGTTTTACCTGCCATTGTTTTTATATTTACCTGTACTATGACTATTACCATAAGCATCACAAACACCATGTTTACTTGATGAGCATGCTGATAATATACTTACTACAGAGATTAAAATACAAAGTTTCTTCATTTATTCAGAATCTTTTACAAATTGACCGTTTACCATTTTTCCAGTACGTTGTTCTATTATTTTAAGAACATCTTCTAAACAATCAAATAAATCATAACCTGCTAACTCTGCTTGTAAAATAAGAGTAACAAATTGGTCTCCTAAACCATCTTTAATCTCATCTTCAGTATTAACTAACTTACCTTTTTTATTGGTATATTGTTGTAAACCTTGCTTTTTAGCAAATAAAGCTTCCCAAGTTTCTTGAGTTTCTTCTTTTGTTTTTTCATTTTGAGCTAAAGCATTACCGTTATCCAGTATTCCTTTATTTTTTGCCCATTCTCTTGTTCTGTGGACTAACCCTTCTGCTGAATAGTTTTTCATTTTTACTTTTTTTGAATAAATGTGGTCCATTTCATCTCCTGGATCACTTACAATAATTTTATTGTTCATTGTACTTTGCATGTTTAATAATACTTGCTGCTTCTTCCCATAATTCTGCCTTAGAACCATTGTTGTCTACGACATAATCCCAATCGTGCCAGTCATCTAAAGATGTTTCTGAAGCATGGTCAGAAGTTACATCTAAATCACGATTTATGCGCACTAAGATACCACCTTTTTCTCTAACAGCCTCTGCTTCGTTTGGAAATCTTACATCAGCTATTACCCAATTAGGTAAGTCCATTTTAACAAAGTCACCAGGTTTCAAGCTTTTTAAGTACTCTTCCATACTTGAAAATCCTTTTGGAAGATAATCAGCATACAAAGAGTTTATCCAGATGTTTTCATGGACATTATTTCTTAACCCATCAGTACCTACTTTCTGAAGTAATTCCCTTACAGTCATTCCCCAATCAGAAGATAAGTTTTTTCTTTTAAAAGCTTGATCATTTAAAAAAGCTACTGGAACATTAATTAGTAATGAAACAATTTTCTTTAATTTATCAGCATGGTGTTTTACAATGTATTGATTTTCTCCACTACTTAAAGTGCTAATCATTTCAGCTAATGTGTCCTTTCCAGAACCCATTTTTCCACTAATTCCTATTATCATTTACAGTGTTTTTATTGATTTTTTGAGTAATATCACTCACTTGTTCTTTATGAACATCTTCTTTTTTGTATCTATTCAGAGCTATGTCAACAAGACTTGATAGATAATGTGGATCGACATCTTCAAAATTTGCATAATGTGTGTCGATTATTGAATCCATAGAAAAGGAAGTGGTAAAAATAACACTTGAAAATGGAATACGAATACCTAAAAATTTCTTATTATTTTTTAATTTTAAAGTAATTTTTACGTAAGACATAAGCCATTTAACTTCTTTTACTTTTACTTCTGCTATGATTTCTCTTCCTTTGTGATCGTTTGTAATAAATATCATCTGTTTAAATTTTAAAAACCTACTTTTTTGAACTCTTGTTCTAACATTTCATTTAAAGTTGAATATATCAATTTTTCTCTTACCAGTCAATTTGTTCATTTTTTATCCTATTATCAGTTTGATTTTCTTCTTTAATAGTTTTTCTATATTGAGTAAACCCAAAGAAGTTACCACTACTAAAACTACCATCTTTAGCAAATGCTAAATGTTCAAATGGACTCATGTGACCTGAAGCTTTAAGTATGTCATGTAGCTTGATGTCTGCTTCATAATCATCTTTACCTTCAAAATTGTTGTAAGATATTCTTGCACATCTTGCAGTAGCAATCTTAACTTTTTGCTCATGTACCCATCCAAAAGGAATGTCATCAACATTACCTTTAAATAAGTCTCTGATACGATCATTTGAAATATTATCTCCAAAAGGAATATGCCATTCACCTGGTTGTAGTAACTCAGGTGTTGAATTATTCAATGCATCTAATACTTTGTATGCAGCATCTTGAATGTGAATCTCTGCTTGATCATGTGCTCTAAGAGCGATGAAGTTCTCCCATTCAGTTGCAGTAGCAATGATTTTATGATGCATGAACGGTTCAAG